ACTATGGTGCAGCATCAGCCACAGGCGACTATAGTGCAGCATCAGCCACAGGCAACCGAGGTGCAGCATCAGCCACAGGCGACTATAGTGCAGCATCAGCCACAGGCAACTATGGTGCAGCATCAGCCACAGGCAACCGAGGTGCAGCATCAGCCACAGGCGACTATAGTGCAGCATCAGCCACAGGCAACTATGGTGCAGCATCAGCCACAGGCGACTATAGTGCAGCATCAGCCACAGGCAAGGATAGCATTGCTTTTGCTGCCGGATACGAGTGTAAGGCGAAGGGAGCTATAGGTTGCTGGATAGTCCTCACAGAACGTGGAGAATGGGACGGTGATACCTACCCGATTAAGGAGGTCAAGGCGTTTGAAGTTGACGGGAAGAAGGTTAAGGCTGACACATGGTATATGCTAGTCAATGGACAGCTTAAGGAGGTTTAGCGGAAGTAATTAATTAAAAACAATATAAAAATGACTGGAACAAAGATCATATTAGACGCCTGCTGTGGCAGTAGGATGTTTTGGTTTGACAAACATAATCCTCTTACCTTATTCGTTGATAAGAGATCGGAGGTAGTAACTGCCAAGGACAGGGATAAAATCAGAACCATAGAGATAAAACCGGATATAATAGCCGATTTCACCCACTTGCCGTTTGAGGACAATTCTTTTTACATGGTGGTGTTTGATCCGCCACATTTGAAAACACTTGGCGAAACCTCATGGATGGCTAAGAAGTACGGGAAACTACCGAAAGACTGGCAGTCACTCATACACGATGGATTTACTGAGTGTATGCGCGTCTTGAAGCCTAACGGTACACTTGTATTCAAATGGAACGAGAGTCAGATAAAAGCTGCGGAAGTTTTGTCTGTTATTCCGTTCAAACCGTTGTTTGGCCATACTACCGGAAGGCAGAGCAAAACAATATGGATGTGTTTTATGAAGCTATCAAATAACGCATAACGATTTAGGAATGAAGAAAAGTAAATTGACTCACGGTTCCCTGTTTAGTGGCATTGGAGGCTTTGAATTAGGAGCTGAAATGGCAGGAATTGACACTTTGTGGAATTGTGAGATTGAAAAATTTCAAGGTGAAATATTAAAAAATAAATTTCCTCATGCAGAAAGATACACAGATATTACAAAAACAACCGGGCTCCGATATGTGGACATCATTAGTGGAGGATTTCCGTGTCAAGACATCAGCGTTGCCGGAAAGCGTGAAGGTATTAAAGGGAAACGATCCGGCTTATGGAGTGAGATGTATAGAATTGTACGGGAGGTTAGACCTAAGTACGTCATCATTGAGAATTCGCCAGCTCTCGTTATTTCCGGTTTCGAGCAAGTCTTATGCGATCTTTCCAAAATCGGGTATGATGCGGAATGGCAATGTTTATCAGGCACCGACTTTGGTATACAACAGGGTCGGGAGCGATTATATTGTATTGCCTACTCCTGTGAAGTCAACGGCAAGAGGAGCATCCAAGAATCGATATTTCGGGAGCCCTACCTATCGGGGCAATATACACGAGTATATCCGGGATGGAGAACAAGACAGTCAATACCCTCACCCCGATTTGCTGGAAAGTCTAATGAACTTCCCGATAGGGTGGACAGAACGGAGTGTATAGGCAATGCAGTACAACCTATAATTGCGCACTATTTATTTGAATGTATTAAGATTTTCGATAAACAATTAGAGTAAAACAGATCAGGAATGAATACACAATTTGAACGGTCAGCATGCGCTACCGATGAATGGTATACGCCGAAGGAGATTATAGAAGCGTTGGGTGAATTTGATTTAGATCCGTGTGCCCCGGTCAACCCACTATGGCAAACAGCTAAGGTGATGTATAATAAAAACGTTGATGGGTTAAAACAGGAATGGAAAGGCCGTGTATGGCTAAACCCGCCTTATTCCCGGCCTCTAATTGAAAAATTCATCAGCAGGATGGCAGAGCATGGAAACGGTATCGCTTTACTTTTCAATCGCTGCGATTCAAAGATGTTTCAAGACACAATTTTTGAAAAAGCAACGGCGATGAAGTTTTTGCGCAATAGGATTCGTTTCTTTCGCCCGGACGGGACTCGTGGAGATTCACCCGGTTGTGGTTCCATCTTAATCGCTTTTGGCGAGGATAATGCGGAGATATTAAGGACTTGTAATATAGCAGGTAAGTATGTTAGAATCAATTAGAATGACAAAAACATGAATAAGGAAGAATTTCTGAGCAAAAGAGATGCCATCGATTTAACGCTAAAAGAATTGAACGGCGAAAAGGAGAAGTTGGAAAAGGAATACATTGAATCCAACCAAGGACTCCCTATTGGAAGCAAGGTCTGTATAACGGTCCCGTCCCATGAAAGGTTTTCTCCTTTGAGCAATGAAAGGATATTGGTCCCCGAAGCGAAGAAGTTAGCCTATATTGCAGACTATGAGATTGATGATAACGGAGAGGTTGTCCCCTCTTTAAGACAGTTGGATTACAATGGGGGCATGTCAGAAATGCCTTTATATGTTAATTTTAAGAAGGTTATAATTGAATTAATGTAAATCAGAACAGAAATGAATACTAAAACATTTCAAGAAGTCGCCAGGATTTGGAGTGCTGCGAAGCAGCCCATTATAAAGCATGCCACGATGTGCGCGTATATGCTTACCCTTCAAACCCATTTACTCCCATATTATGGGACGGCGACAGCTATATCGGAAAGCGACGTTCAGAAATTTGTTCTCTACAAGCTTTCCTCTGGTCTTGCTAAAAAAACCGTAAGGGATATTGTGGCGGTGCTGAAATCTATAGTCAAGTATGGTGGGAAACATAAGTTATTCCCTTATGAGGAGTGGGAGATAAACTATCCTACAGATACCGAATCTCACCGTTTGCCTACTTTGTCCTTAAACCATCAACAGATACTGATGAGCCATCTCACCGAATCCCCAACTCCTAAGAATATAGGCATTCTGCTGTCTCTGTGTACCGGCATGAGGATTGGAGAGGTGTGTGCCCTGCGATGGGAAGATGTGGATTTCAGACAGAAGGTAATCACCATTAGTTATACAGCAGGAAGGATATACAACTGCGAATCAAGAACTACGGAAAGGACTTTCACTTCTCCCAAAACACGAAATTCATACCGGGAGATACCTATCTCAAGACAGCTTCTCTTTGCCTTGAAGGAAGTAAAGAAAATATCTCCGTCCCGATTTGTAGTAGGAACATCAGGACGTCCGGAAGATCCCCGTTCTTACCGTGATTTCTTTGCCCGGCTCTTGAAGCGTCTGAATATTCCGCACATTGTGTTTCATGGACTCCGGCATACATTTGCTACCAGATGCATTGAAAGTCAATGCGATTATAAGACAGTGAGTGTAATTCTTGGACATTCGAATATCGCTACCACACTCAATTTATATGTGCATCCCAATATCAATCAGAAACAAAGATGCATTGAGCGAATGAGCAACTTTTTAAAAATTAAGTAACCCTCAAAACCAAAATAGAAATGAATGATGGAGTTTATTTTGACCAAAATGGCAGCGAGGTAATCGTAATTAATGGGGTTGAATACTCACGAGAAGAATTTGATTTTCTTGTGGATATGTGTGGAGATTGCAATATGTAGTAATAAAAGAAAGAAAGGAATATTTATGATAGAAATAGATTTGAATGATACCGTTAGTGTAGAACTCACAGAATGGGGAGCCACATATCTTAATGCAACGAATATATTTAAGGAAACAACCATTACACAGAGATGCCATTATAAGACTGACTATAAAGCAGGTGATGTTTACAAGAACCAGCTTTGGCAGTTGATATTGGAGTTCAAAGATGGGATTAGATTTGATAAAGAGAAGGCTTTTAATAAATTGAAAAAAGTAATTGATCAATAAGGAACAAAACTGAACAGATATGAAAAAAATAACGATAATATGTGATGCATGCGGAAGAGAGATACAGCCATCGTATTTCCGCAGCGCAAGATTGGATTTCAAGGTGGATAAATGGGATGGTGGCTCTGTTGGTGGAAGGGAAGATATATTCATCCAAGAGGCCGACTTATGCTCGGAATGCGCCCATAAGTTACAGAAATTTATAGAGAACGAATTGAACATTCAACCACATCACCCCTAATTGATTAAATTATGAAACAGACAGTAGAAGAAGCAGCAAGGGAAAATATCTTGTTTAATCACAGGACAGTTGACAGGACTTTGTTTGGTAAAGATTTGGCAAGGTTTGGAGAGATAAATTTCATACAAGGTGCCGAATGGCAATCCAAGCAATCCCCGTGGATAAGCGTTAAGGAACGGTTGCCGGAAGATACAAACGAAAAATTAGTGGCGCTTGAAGATGGAACAATAAGAATAGCGCATTATGATGAAGATTACAACGAAGATATGGAATATCACTTTTGGTATGACTGCGCTGCAAGTGAGAGTTATCATAGAGATGATGTAATCTATTGGATGTCAATACCGTCTTTCGATGAGATACTAGAATCCAACAGGGATGTACTTGAACGGATTAGAGAGGAAGGAGACTGATTATGGAAGTAAAGAACGGAATAATAATAGATGGAGTGTTGCATGAGATGACGAGTGAAAATGTCCCATGCAACCAATGCTCACTGTTGCGCATTTGCAGTAAGTCAGAAAAGGAAGAATATGCCATCTGTCTTTGTGCTTTGATGAACTGTGATGGTTTTGTTAACCGCGGAAAAGTAAAAATAGAGAAGGAGGAATAACTATGGGATTTACAACACCGTGTTTCATAAGAAAGAATACACCGGAGCTTCGGAAGAAGCTGGAAGAGTTGGGGTATAAGCTCAATAATGGCAAATGGATGGGCAAATATCTTGCGGCATTCCAAATTAAAGAAACAAAGGAATGGAGATATGTTGCATCCCCTGAATGGGATTTGCAAAATAACCCAGATATAGATGCTTCTATTGATTGCGGAACCAACGAAGAACTTTTCTTGGCTATAGCTGCATTAAGGGATGATAGTAACTATATGCAGTGGTTTATAGCAGAATCTTCACTTAGCGTTTCTTTTGGAGATGCTATTGGTAATGACCATTATTTCATAGAGCCTAAAGGTAGCTTCTTCTTTTGGGGTATAGAATATCAAAATGCAACAATTATTTCAGGAAATTTCCGTAAGGCTACCGTAAATGAACTGATTGAACACTTTAAAACAAAGAAGGAATTATGAAAGCAAGAATAAAAAGAAAAATACAAAAACGACCATTTTTATATAATGTAGGATAAGTGTTTAAGGCTTGTGATTGGCTTACTAGTATTCAGCGTGGAAATATAGTTTGGCGTAGGTATCGTTCATTTGGTACTATTATTAAATCAGAATATTAAATATGAAAGCAAGAGTAAAATCAACAGGGGTTTTGGTAGATGTAACTCCCCAATTAAACATCAACTCTCAACATAGCAGAGATTATTTATATGTATGTGATAACATGGTTTTCAAGGAATGCGAACTTGATTTTTCAGCTATCGACTGGGAACAAAGACGTTATGAACTGGCTAAATCCGCAATGCAAGGGATTTTAAGTGATAATACAATAGTTGGTTACGCTAGTTCGGAAGCAGATTACAAGAAAGGAGAGGAACATACAATACCTATAAGCATTGCTCGGTTTGCAATTGCTTGTGCTGATGCTTTAATTAATGAATTAAAATGATAAAAGTATTAAGAAATAAAACTACTATCGCTCGCAAAGAGCATAGATGTGAATTTTGCGGTGAAGTAATACACGTTGGAGAAAAATACAACAGACAGACCAATGTTTATGACGGTCGTGTTTATGACTGGGTAAGTCACAGTGAATGCTCCAAGTTAGCCTATGAACTTGATATGTTTGATGATTGTGACGAAGGACTTGATAGTGATGGGTTTGTTGACAACTTGAATCAGTATGTTTACGACAATCATTATGATGATAAAATAGATGATATTGCGAAGGATTGGCAATTACCACGCTATGAATTAGTAAAGAAAGTGTTGGATGAATTAAACAAGAAATAGTTATGACCGAAGAACTTGTAACATTAGAGACCGCGAAGCTGCTGAAAGAGAAAGGATTTAATGAGTTTTGCGAATTTGCTTGCAGACGAAGATTTACATATAATGGGATTGCATTCTACAAATTCTTTCTTTAACGAAATAGGTTGTGGATATACTACACCCACTAAATCTATCGCCCAAAAGTGGCTGCGTGAAACCAAGAACCTGCATATTGAAATATTCTATATGCGTGGAGACTATTGGGTATATGGAATACTGACAATTCCGGAACATGATATAATAGAATTGCCAAACAGACCTTTGGTGCATTATAAAAGCTACGAAGAAGCACTTGAGGCAGGATTACAGGAAGCATTAAAACTTATATGATTATGAGAAAATTCACATATGTATTGGCATCTGTCATCATATCATATCTAATTTGTGTATATGAGTATAATATGTGGGACTTTATTATAGGATTAGAACCTTCGCAAACTTGCGAAAGATTACTCGGATATGTGTTATATTGCGTGATATTCTATTGGACTGCAAAGCTATTGATTATGATTAAATAAGTATGGAAACAGCAGAATTAATATTTAAATCCGTACTTGCCCCATTAAATTTTTGTACTTTGGCATTTTTACCTTAATTTTGGTAAGCAAGTGTCACAGATGCATGGAGAATAGGTTTGATGAGATAGAAAAATGCGTCCGTCATGTGCCATATCGTAACGACATTGTTTACATCACCCAGCTCTTGGAACTGCAAAGATGTGGATAAATAAGGAACGGTATGAGGAAGTCGATAAGATTGGAGAATAATCAAGGATGAAGAAATCAAATTAGGAATAAGGAAATGAACAATATTAATTTAAACGAATTGCGCGATCGCGCTTATAAAACCGCTTGTGAACACGGTTTTCACGATGAGGAATTGAGTAATAAACACCACCTTTGTTTAGTTATATCCGAGCTTATGGAAGCTGTGGAGGCAGATAGAAAGGGAAGATTAGGAAAGAAATGTAAATCACGTTTTGAAATGGACTATAATTGCTATCCTGCATTAGTGGAAGAAGAAAAGCGATTTAAGTGTTCCTTTGAAAAGAATGTAAAAGATACACTTCCCGATGAACTTGCCGATGCAGCTATACGCCTGCTTGATTTGTGCGGATTGCGTAAGATAGACATCGAGGATTTTACGGAAGAAATGTTATATGAGGCAGAGGAAAGTTGCGAGGATGAGACCTTTACAGAAAGTATATATGCTATATCCACAATTCCCATCAGATATGCGTATGAATATGACTATCCATTAGAAAAGCAATTAAATGGCATGCTATTGGCTATTTTCGGGCTTGCCAACCATTTGGACATAGACCTCACATGGCACATCAATCAGAAGATGAGATACAATGAATTGAGAGAAAACAAAAATGGGAAAAAGTATTGAGCAACAATTTAAAAACAATAAGACGATGAAGGTTAACATTGAAAATTTACGCCAATCGGTTATGATGCCGACTAAAGAAGACATGGCAGACTGGACCAACGGCTTGTATCTAATCTACGAAGACGGACATGCAGAACCGTTTACCGGCGATAACTTCAAAGATTGTGTACGATATATCGGATTAAAGCACAAAGACGTATCGTTTGCCATCTCGTTGACGGAGCATAAGGATGTTCAGTTGCTTGACAATGACAGCCGAGAGGAATTTGGAAATCAAATCTATTATGGGCGTGAATGTGATGCACTATTTGATATGAATGGACAGCGTAACACTGCTCAACTGATTGAGCGAAATCCTAAACTGTCTAATCTGCTGAAAGATGACGAATATATCCCATCATTAGGACAGCTTAATTTAATAGCTCATTATCAAGATAATATAAACGATGTGCTGAGGTACATAGGCAAAGAACCGTTATCCTCCACATGGTATTGGTCCAGTACTGAGTACAGTCTCAGCCTCAGTTGGTACGTACACTTCTTCAGTGGGCAGACGAGCAACGGCAACAAGTGCTACAGTTACAGGGTGCGGGCAGTAGCAGCATTCACTTTGTGAACTACCGCTAAACTGAAGATTTAGGGGTTTTCAAATGCGAGTCCTTATAAAGTAACCATTTTTTTGGGGGGGGATCATTCTTAATCGGGTGGTCCCCTTTTCTTCACACTAACAAGCTATGGATAATCAAATGATAGGTAGTTCATCCCAAATATCCCATAAACTTCAATTAGCCGCACAACAAAGCCACCTTCATCAAAACAAAAAAGGGAATCATTTTACAAATCCACCTCTCTAAACGTTCCATTGTATCATGGCTAGCAGTTGGCAGAATACCCAATGAGGAATATCATCCGATTGCTCAAGCAATATGTTCAACTTATCTTCTTTCATATTATGTTAGCATAAAAAAAAGCGGTAAAACCGTTGGGAATTACCGCTCTGATTTATTTTGAATCAACAAGACTTTATTGATATTTGCCTTTTAAGTTTTCGGTGAATATTTTTCAATAGATATGCCTAGAAATACATTCTTATCAAATTGTAGCCAGAAAAGATGTCAAACTTTCCATATCATCAAATTCTTTTATTTTAGTATCATCAGTCTTTCTAACTCTTTTTTTCTTCCTACTTTCAGAAACAACAGATAGCATATTTTGCACAACACCACTGGCATTGTGTAATTGAATAATATGTTTTTCTACTAAGATACATAGTTCATCAGCGAATGATCTTGAAATAAAAGAAACATCGCTTAAATCAATTATAGAACCACTATGCTCTGCTATTTTTTCTCGTAAAATTTCAGCATTAGAACGTGAGCGTATTTCAGATCCTAATAGATCATGAAGCTTAATTATTTCTTTCATAATACCTCCTATTTTATATACTTCGTATAATCAAATTCTTCACTAACTGTCAATGGTATTCTCATAAGTATAATCGTGCCATTCCAATTAATAGTATCAGGCAATTTTACATAATCACTTCCACCAGATGCATCATGCCTATGAAATGCCCCTCCTGATAACATAAAGAATGCTCCTCCAAGACCTTCCACAATCATACTTTTAGTAGATGATATACCAAATCCTCTACTTTCAGCATCGGGAAGATCTTTAGTCGAATATCCTTCATTTGCATATTTCAATGCTTCAGCTTCATTGTCACCTATCTTATCAAGCATCTTTTGTGACTTGACATAACTTCCATAAATTGTTATTCCATCATCAGCAATGCATATATCCAAACAATTCTCACGTTTCAGATATTGCGTATATATATAACCATAATCACTATCAGAATGTTGATTTATATTGCAAATTAACTCACTAATCAAATACGAAAGTGGAGTTTTAAGTTTTAAATCTAAATTTTTCTGTTTTTCAATAACTCCTTGAATAATGGTCTGCATTGAATCTATATTCTTATTCAATCGACTAAAGCGACATATAGGGATATAACTTTTCCCTAAATATTCTTTCAACGCACTATTTAGATCCATGTCATCTTTTATCGTCAGCATATCAAAGAACTTAACACATTCTAAATAGTTTTTCATATACCCAACCACATTTTTACACTGTACGTTCTTACATTTGCTTTTATATATGGCAAATGGGAACAAAAAAAATGGATGGAAAAATGAGGTTTTTGAAAAATCCCAAACAGGAACATCATTATTCCTTATTTGTTCATTCGCAAAAATGACAGAAAATAAATGGTTAAAAACACTACCTATCCGTTCATCTCTATCCGCATTTGGAATATTAATTACCTTATTCATAGTACAAGAAAATAATACTAATATTTACAGAAGGATATCTAATTACGGTATTCCTGTAAATTCCTTATTATAGTGCAAGATAATGCTGTTGTACATACCAGTACTCCTATATGACGCAAATATAGGCAATTATATCAATATGACAATACCAAAGATGGCTATTAACACTTTAAATTTAGCGGTAATTCCAACAAGTCAAAGAACGCTTCTGTTCGATTATTATTTTTCCATTCCCTTTCTGCAATGTTCACACAAGAATTTCTTGGCAACAGGAAACATCTTCTGACCGACATATCCGCTGAGATATTGTGCTTCCTCTCCATAAGGGTTAATTCCGAAAGCCTTGGAAATATGCCGGCATAAATGACCTTTTTCGTGGTCCCACGAATTTTGAAACTGTTCGGGGGTAGAAGTCAAAGAGAGCACCATTACCGTCTCTCTTCTCCTGTAGTCCGAATAGGTAAGTCCGGTATTCATCCTGCCTTCCGTCAGGTTGCGATACGCACGTTTGAGGGAATCCCCCCTGCATCCTATACGGTACAGGTCGGTAATGATTTCCTTAGCCCAATAAGTGTGTACCGCATAATACACCTTGACGTGCCAATCCCCATATTTCGGTATGTAGAACTCCTGAACAATCATATAACATCAGACCAAATTACAGGAATTCCTTTACCGATGCAGGTGGCAAAGAATTCATCAAACGCCCTGCAAGGGTCCCCATCAATATCATCAAGGTAGCATTTTATATGCTTGCACAAGTGTGCCTCGTCAACCAATGATTTTTTATAGAAATCCGCTTTCAGCATGTTTGCGACATAAGCAACGTCATAACCCTTGTCGTGCTCGATGGTAATTCCGTTCGCTTTCAGCATATCGTCCACTTCATCTTTGCTCCACGGCTCCAGCTTTTTCTCTTTGCCCGTGGCTTCGTCTTTCACCTTCATTTTTGAAACGGCCCATTCGTAAAGTTTTTTACTGAAATGGAATCCGTATGATTCCAGGTATTCTTGCATTCCTGATGGGAATTTGCTATATGTATCTAATCTTTGTTCCATAGCCTTAATTTAAAAAGAGGGGCGTTTCACCCCTCCTGTTATTAATAGAATTCACCGTTAGAGCGTCTGCGTCTGCGTTCGCCCATTTCATCCATACGCGGATATTCAGGAAAGTATCCGGGGTATCTGCGTTCATCCATGCCGGATGAGCTTCCACCACCTGAATAACTTCTCCCACCATCACGGAAACCCATCTCTCCGCGCATCTCTCTCATGGCTTTTTCGTAACCTTTGCGGCAGCCTTCCTTGTAGGCTTCCTCCACTTCGTCACCTCTCATACCGAAGCCGCGTCCGTAATCGTCACGCCCTTCTTCTAATATTTCCCACATTCCCATAATCATTTCTTGTTTTTAGATGCTTCAACCACTCCGAGCTGTTCCATTAACTTCTGATTCTGTGCAATGAGGTCAGCCATATTTTTGCTCATTTCCTGCATGTTCTTATCCATATTGGACATTTGCCCTTTCAATGCGGATATTTCCTGCTCCTGCTGTTGCTTGGCTGCAAATTCAGGGTTCAGCATGGCAAGCATTTGGTCACATACCCTAAGAAAGTTCTGATGATATTCCACACTTTTTAGGACATCCTCACTTTTCTGCTTCATGGTAAGGACCTCAGTATTCATTTCGTCTCTTGACCCTGTAATCAGCATCCCTGTCTTAATATCATCGGCAATATTGGCATTAGCCGGTATCTCTTGCAAATTGACATTCTGTCCGTTTATATTCACGACAAAATCAATAACCTGTACCGGCTGTGGATAAGGCATGTTGGGAACAGTCTTATATATGGTTTTTATGGGGCTTACATTAACGACCTGCCCACATTCCAAACTTGGATTTGCACCTCTATGAAGAAGATATAATGTACTGTTTACTCGTAAGTTCTGAAACATGATTGTTTGATTTTAAAGGAGTGTGGCTATTCCCATTTTGGAAATCACCACAAAACTCCATGTTAATTATTACTTGCTCCTTAAAGAAGCTGTTTCTGCTGTAGGAGCCGGAGCCGCTGTCGGTCTGTATCCACCATTAACAAGATACAATTCGTTGGTGTACTTGTTATAGTGAATTTCATAGATGCCTGTTCCGGCTAAGTTTTCAACAGTCACAGGCTCATTGTTATAAGCCATCAACGGTCTTGTGTCCCCATTAGTCCCTATCAGTATCGGAAGAGTTGCAGTCGTGCCGGCAGGTATAGCCTGACGGAGGCTGATATAGAACCCTCCAACATAATCCCTGTTACGGAATGCGTGGTTAGGAAGTTCCAAAGTAACATTCTCCGTGCCGACGGTCACAGCCACCGTAGGAAGAGTGTTGAAATTTGTTCTTCCGATTGATGGGAATAGGGATGGGAATCCTGTAAAAAAGTTAGGCCACATATCTACCTCCTTTCTTACCGGATTAACCCCAGTAGTTGTTGCAACCACATCCACTACGTCCGTATACAGCGTCACCCATATATGCACCGTAGGCGGCTGCGCGGAAACAATCTGTATTAATAGCGGTTAAATTGGGGTATTGAACACTCACAGTATTGGGGAGCTTGCATTTGATTTTATCTACGTCTCCTTGTAATGCCTGCAATCCGGCTGCCAAAGGAGCAATCTGTTGTCCTACTGCACTCAGGATAGTGGCGTTCTGATTACGTTGGGATATTTCGGCTGTTAAAGTAGCCTTTTCCGCAGTAAGAGATGCAATCTTGTCCTGCAATGCCTGATTTTGAATTGCATCAAGTTTGGCAAGGATAGCATTCGTATTTGCAGTAGCCCCGTCACGCAATGACAACGCATTGTTGTTCATTGTATTGGTAAGGGCATTCATTGATTCGCAATTCTGCAAACGTCCTTCATAGCCTTGTCTTTCAATAGCTGTTTGCGTTTTGCAGCAACAATCGGCAAGTTGAGTAAGGATAGACTGGTTGCCTGACTGCATAGCATTAATAATCTGGTTGGTTGACAATCCCACCTGATTACCTACTTGTGTAATGCTATTCTGAACATTGCACAATGCTGTCTGAACCTGTTGGGTAGAGCAGTTGAATGAAGAAGCCAATTGAGAGATAGCATTACCGTTACCCTGAATAGCTTGCATCAACAATTCGCGTCCTGCGTTTCCTGCCAATTCTGCCGGAAGTCCGTTAGCTCCGTTTCCTCCACGTCCACCGAACAAACCGCCACCGTTGCCGTTCCATCCAAAGATACTTGCTATCACAACAAGCCAGATAATGCTCCACCATCCGTCCTGTCCTCCAAAGCCGTTGCCGTTATTCATCAAGGCAAGCAGGTTAGGGTCTATCCCCTTGTTCCCAAACATTCCGGGAAGCATGGCGGTAATGTCAAGCTTGCTACCGCCTGAACCTCCATTGCCTCCGTCTGAATTAAAAACATAAGTTCTTTCCATAAGTATTTGTATTTTGTATCCCGGTCAAAATTGACCGTATGCAAAAGTACATATGTTGTAACTTATGTAAAATCAGTTGTTTCCCAATGATTTCTTTATATTATCCCAATATATTCTCAACATTTTCCCACTTTCCATCCTCTCATAGAAATTTGATATCATGTAGTTGACAGCACGTTTGGTTTTGTGGATATGAACGGCTATTTGTGAAGGGTACATGCCGCTTTCAGACAGGAGAGACACAAGAAGATACCGGGCATCCACTGTTTCCATGTTTTTATCAGAGGATAATATTTGGTCTACAGGCACTTCGGTTTCTTTTGAAACAATATTAATTATCTTGGCAAAGATTTCTGATTTGCACATAGTTTTTTCTAATTTTTATGCTTATCTTTGCCTCGCCACATAAAACATGAGATTTTGATGAACAAAGCATAAGATATTTATGTTGAAGATATTAGCCCCCAACATCAGGTGTCTTATGCTTTATCATGTTATTATGTGGCAATATTAATATGAGAAATGTTGGGGGCTTTTTTTTTAATTCTTAGCCCCCAAAAGAATTGCTTTTGTTGTGAGTTAATAGCTACGCTTCTACTCGTAGCGTTGATTACTAATTCATTTTACACCTCCCTTCTTCTTTATCAGCCAAACAATTACGATTAATAATACAAATATAATACCTATTGAGAGCTCTCCAAGTTCCAATTTTGTCTTCTGCCACCATGTAAGCTCTTTCTCTACAGGATAAGGCACCTGAACTTCGCGTGTACGGTCAATATATAAGGTATCTGTCCTTCCTCTATCCCTGTACTGCGTGCGCCATCGCTCAACGAATACTGTATCACCCTTCTCACGAATGTAGATATAATCCTTAATGTGGATGGAATCTCTCTCATGCACGGTAAGATAAAGACTGTCAGTCCTTATGGTCTCTACCGGCACATACTTTATGCTCCGGCACGAAGAACATATTGCTAACGTCAGCAAAATGATAGGATAAATTATAGTTCTCATATTAATGTAAATGATATTAAAATGATTTACTCCTGGCTTGTCTTACGAATTTCAACCCTGATGATAATAGGATAGGTTGTCTGTCTGCCAACAACAGTTTGGTTCCATTTGCCAGCATAATGCCGTCTTCATCGTTCCTCTCATACGACCATCCGTTCGGGTATCCTCCGATGTGATTCAGTGCGACCGTATTCAGACGCACCGAATTCAAATTTATAGTGTTCGGTTTAACCATATCATTCCAAAATTAACGCCTTGACAGGAGGCAAGTTGCACTGTATCTTGATATATTGACTGGCAAGGATGCCTTCGATGTTCTTCTGATATGTCTTACCGACACCGTAATCGACTTCAAATGCCACCCAACTCTCACCGTCCAAACTCTGATACAATACCACCTTGGACGGATGTGTATCGAATACCAATTGCAAACCAAATGTAGACGCAGCAGGCTGAAACTTATACTCCTGATTGGAGCCGGATGCTGCAAAATTGCCGGTTATATCCTTTAATGCCATAATTGTAGATTTTATAAACTTAATACCTGTTTCCGATTCTTACCATCTGCCCTAAAGCTTACATGTACCCATGCGAAGTTGCTCTCATCAATCAACTGGTCATAAGGCAGGTTCTTGCGGATATACTCAAACAGCAATTTATTCTGCTGTCTGTCCCCGGTATCAATGTCAGCAGCTTCACCGCTCATGTGCTGAGAGGTTTTGCTTCCCTTGACAGCTTTATTCAGCTCCGGACAGCGATAACCGCTGTTTACTGTTATAGGCTTCCCCCACCATGTGCGTAATGGGTCCAGTACGTTATCCACCAAGGCAGTAAGAGCCGTTACATGCTCCTGTCTGCATCTGTTGTTGATACCCAAGCGGTCGGCAGTCGTGGACTTGCACAGCTCCGCAATTGTAAAAAACTTCATTTCTTTTCCTCCTTAATTACTTCTTTAATATCTTCTTTGTCAACCTTTAATGTCTTGCCGAAAATCAGCCTGAACGCTTCGACAATATTCAGCTCGATTCCCTTCGGCTTAAGTATGTTGCTGATAATCGAGCACATTTCCAAAAAACATACCATCAGGCAGGAATACACATCAATGTCGTAACGGCTACCCGATGCCTTGTTTATCATAACCACCATGAAAACAAAGCTAAAGTATGTAACCATCTTGCCCATGGTTCGCCTTACCGCCCGGCTGAACCGGACCTGTTCGCCCATTATGATACTCTTTCTCAGCCCGCAGGCTAAATCACATATAATCACGGCAGCAGACACTATCAGCCACGGAATCATGTGTTCTATACTCTCCTGAACGAATGCGGTAGCTATTCCTGCCAATCCTCCGGCTACGCTCTTATCGATGCCATCTCTAACTATTGCACTAATCATTTGTCGGATTAATTTTTAATGTTATATTTGCAAAACCTTGTTAACCGGAACGCGAAAGCTAATCTTGATTCCCTGCCCGCCTGAGAAGGTATGCAGGGAGTTTCCCTATCTTAGCCTAATCAAGATTAAACACAAGCTTGCTCGGATAGCCACGGGTATAGTCATAATTAATCAGCTCTTCAAGCGTACTTAATCCGGATACCTCGGATAGATGCTGCTGTGTGACATTATAGCATGATAATGCATACAACTCCAATTGGGCAAGCATATATAGTGCCACATCTATTGGGATGGTGTAATTAATCCCCTCAAACCAAAGAACGGTATCAGTCTTTTGGGTACTCTTCTCAATGTTGATGCTGTTCATCAGACCTACACGCATTTCCTTGGAAAGCCACATCTTCTTGCCGGCAAGGGTAAATTCGTTCACATGGTCAGACACATCATATTCTTTGATGCTTTTCTCCAGTTCCCGGACCAATGATTTTCTTACCGACTCTTCATCATTCGTATCACAGTACACCCATAATGTATCATATATATATGCTGTCCTTTCTACAGTACCTTCCATCGCAGGATAAGTAACTACTTCCTCGTTGACGCATACCAATGCTTTCTTGCCTGAATAGGTTATTAAAGGCATACGCACATCAAATTCATTTCTTTCTGTTTCCATAATCATTCTGTTATAATTCGATAAAAGGGATAGAAAAAGCTCCAGCGTAATGGGCAAATTTATTGGCAGCATTATAGTTGCAAAACGAGGTACGAACCGAAGCATAGATGAAACTCTCAAGGCAACCCACAACAGAGCCATGGAGACACCGCTCATTCGCATTGACATCGTTATTAATATATAACCATAAGTAAGCATTCTCGTAATTACGGCTCCCTCCACCGGTAGTCTCCGCACAAAAAAGAGAAAAATCATAATCCGATTTTTTCACCCATGATTCACTGGCAACAGGAAAATTAACCCCCGGATATTCCTTCTTTAAATCCAAACCTTTTTCCATGTCACTTTCTTCATTGTCATGGACACGGTATGAGTAGGTTGTACGTGCGGGTACTCTGCTCACATCTGATGCACAGCGGAATTGCACAGGCAGATTATTGCCTTCCGAATCCTTTCGGACAATGTAATATGCACCGTCCATCTGTCGGGATAGCCCGACAATCGGTAGATTCCATCCTCTGTATATGGGGACAGAGCGTTTCAGGATTCCAATGCCGCCATCCAGCACCGTATTGTCACTCCATTTGACACCGTCAATAAATTCCATCTTGGTGTAAGAGTTTACGACGGCTGTCATTACTCCGTCTGCCATTCCCTCACATCCGGGGACATTTCTTACCACGTAGTAATGCTTGCAGGCTTCCATGCCTGCGCCCGTAGACAGGTTGACAGAACCATCGGTTGTACACGACACATTTCCGGCTGCGTCAAAAGTGAACACATTCCCAATATTCCCTATCTTCGGCACAAGTCCTGCCTTGGATATGCCGTCCAATAGTCTTTGAGCTTCCATTATTTCTAAAAATCCGCACCATGTGTTACCTGAAATACCACCAATCAGATTAGTCTTATTTGCCGAAGATGGCGGAATAACCATATTAACACCATGCAGAGTGCTGTATTTTACTGTATCCCCGATTATCACCTTCCATCCGCTATTAGCGGTAAGTGCACTGTCTGCAAATGTAGTCGCATTAACGCTGTCTAACGTTGTACAACCTGCGCCAAACAGGTTTAACCTAGTATGTGCCCATGTGCCTATCTCAAAACTCATCAGACAAATAATGATTTCATAGAACTCATAATACATGCCCATATATGGACGATTGGTCGCTTCGTCTGCATTCTTTGCCTGTGCATTCTTGATTGATTGTACCGCGGACACATTTTGTGTCGGGTATCCGCCACCACTTGTCTTATAGCTTTTTTTGAATATGTTCAAAGGTGCGGAGTATGTCCCGATTGCGTTCTTATTATAGACATAATGGGCGCAATTTCTTGCATCACCTTCCAGCTTGGCGGTAACACATTCACCGGGGACGATGGCAAACGGTCTGATTCGCTTTGCCTGCTTCCCTCCGATGCCGAAAGGCAGAAGAGACAATGCCACAATGTTATATTCCCCTTCCGTACCTCCCTGTGGCGTATATTGCATGGTGGTGCGTAAGTAATACAAATCGCAATCGGTGAAGTTCATCACGTCTCCATCGGTCCCGTCTATGGCAATATTCCTGCCATCGACAGATTGAGTAAGTCTTCCCGGTGCACATTGTTTTAATAACTTGCCATTCTTAAACACTCCAAGATGCAGATGTGACGCTAACGAGCGAAGTCTCGATGTGTTCCCAAATGTAACCTGTGCATCCGGGTCTGCACTTCCGTTTACTCGTGCGAATCCACATGCACCCAAGGCTTCCAACTCATTTGCCAGTGCTTCGATAGCGGTTGCATTGGCTTCCTCGGCTGCTTGTGCACGTTTTGTTTCGTCAAGAATTCGCTTATTCAATTCGGTTAACTCTTCCGTAAGGTTTTTACGCGTAGTTGGATGTACCACCGCATCAGTGGTGGTAGCCGGATAAATGGTTTGCTTATCCTTTATAATCTTGTGTATTTTTGCCATAACTTCTTAATTATAATATTGATGTAATATCTGTTATCTCCTCACTGGATAGACTACCCGCTATGTCTGCATAGTTTATAAGCAACCTCCATTGTGTGTCAGGCTCAGTGGTGTACTTATATTCAATGCCAAGCTCCCCCTTACGGAATTCAGGGGTTTTGCCCTCTGCACCTACACCAGTATCGGTTGCTCCTATATACCATATACCATCCTTAATTGACGGAGTTATCCCCGAAGCGACATTTTCCCTGAAAAGAGATACCGACATCTTCCCACCTGTTCCATTAGACAGGGACAATACGATATAATCACCTGCTCCAACCCCTGTTACCGTGGTAAAATCCTTAATCTCTATGTTGTTCATTTCTGCCATAGCCAATTTATTTATGTTTATTGATGTAATCCTTCATCGAATCAGCGAATATCCCCGGAAACAAGTCAATACTGTTTAGAATGGTGTCTATCTCCGAATCGTTTAACACTGTCTCTCCGGTGGAACCAAATATCTTTTCGGCCAGTACATGCGCTGCCAATCCGGGCACATTCCTATAAATCGAATCAGCGTACTGTTCCGCGATATCTTGCTCTACCACCATATCCTTGCGAATACTCGCATACATTGGAAATTTTCTAAAGTTTATTTTCATAACCCATATTATTTTAAGCTCCACAATAAAATTCGCGCCATCCCGGATTTCCCCTCACAAATATCCGGCTCTTTTCCTGGGATGCCAGGGTCCATCTGGTACCTTTATTGTTGTTATCCTGGTCATAGAATCCGGCAGAACTGTACAGGGTCAGTTTTGAAGTTCCGGATTTTATAATGAAGACGACATGTCCGTATGGGCAGTTGCTGTTTAACGTCAATGTAATATCGGATGTGACAGCCAGGTGCACTATATTGTCGGCAGAGGTAATGGTTGTACTGTCACCTGCCCCGATTCTTCTGAAAGCCAGGCTGAGACCGTTTACCCTTACCGTCTCCCCGCTTCTGGCAGTCATTTCCACGTTGCCGTTTGATTTCAGCGCGTATCCGTATCCGGCAGCATTGCATATCAGGTTCAGGGCTACAGACGAATTGTTTGTACCATAAGTGCTGAAACTGGCTGCCGTCTTTCCGTCAGCGCGGGCGGTCAGGAATGCACTGCTTGAGGTATCGTTCAGTCGGAGAAAGTTATATCCGTCAATCTCGAATTTAATGGAGGCATTGCTTCCGGTTGTCGACAGAGAATTATTGGACAAGGTAAACCCACCGATAGTACCCTTGCGCGCGTCAATCGACCCATTGATTCCGTCCAGCGTCAGCGTGCCGCTCTGTGACTGCATCTTCTGGTTCTTAAACATAAACCCGGCAATGTTGGCGCCGTCAATCAATGCGGTATCCATCGCCACGAAGCTGAACTTGTTGGACTGTTCCCAATAAGAGGTGTTGGTGGGGGTGGCAGAACCGGAATATCCGTACGGCTTGACAATATAGGCATTGCCGTTATATATCACGATATCGCGGTATTCGCTGTTGTAAACATAAGTCTCGGACGATTTGTATGTGCCGCGGTAGCGCGGCATGGAACCCGAAGGTCCGCGGTCGCCGGCAGGGCCTTGCGGACCCTGTGGTCCGCGGTCCCCATCTTCGCCGTCCGATACTATCTGCGCATAAGCCACACACTCAATGTTGCTGAACGGCTTCGCCACAATCTTATAAAACTTATACGAAGATGACACAGACACCGTATATGTGGCCGAATAAGAGGAACTGCTTGCATATTGGACCCATGTCTTGTTGTCATTACTCCGGTATATATACCATTGTGCGGTTTCTGTCACCTGCGAATTACTTCCGTTTTTATAACATGTACACACAAATGAGGATGGGTCAAGCGAGCCTGTTATCTTCTGCCCGATAGCCATTTGAGCAGGAGATATGCTGTAGTAGTAGGCGTTATCACCGGGCTTTCCGTCCTCACCCGGTTTCCCATCTTCACCGGGCTTTCCGTCCTCACCCGGTTTCCCATTAATTCCGTCAACAACTACCGGAATGGTCTCTCGGTCTACGAGCGTACCGTTGTAATAAAGAGAAAACGACAGGCTTACGGAAGCGGACGATACAGATATATTGCTGCCTATTGTGTAAGAAGCCTCACTACCGCCGTCAACTGAATACTTCATCGTATATCCTCCGGGCAACGAAGACACATTGGTACTGTTAGCCTTTCCGTCTGTCTTCCTGAGAATACAGTTGACCGACACCGGCGTATATACACCTGTATTACTCTTTTTTACAACGGTCGCACTTGGAAGCAGATTGTATATAACAGCACTATCACCTTGTTTTACCTTGTTCACAGTAAACGTAAGGCTTCTTGTATAGACAGTACCTCCCCACGTGGCTTTTACTGTGATGGCTATAGGCAACACATCCGCTGCCGAATCCGCAATGGCTGTCACATTAACTAAGCCTGAGCTTAAGACATAAGATGCTGTTACGCCTGTAGGTGTGGTTAATGATATGGAAGTTAACGCAAGCCGTTCCGTGCCTGCATACATCCGTACGACTGTCTGTACAGGAAGCCCCGCCACAACCTTACCGTTCTGGTCACAAGACACACCATCCATCTCATTATCAAGGTCTGCCACTACGACACTTCTTCCGTCAATGACTACCGGAATGGTCTCTCGGTCCACGAGCGTACCGCCCTTATAAAGGAAAAACTTCACTGACTTGTTTTTGCCGGCGAAACTAATGGAAGAACCGTAATTGTAATCCGACTCCGGACCACCGTCAGAACTGTACTTCATAGAGAATCCGGACGGCAGCCCATCCAACTCGCTGACTGTCTTCCCATCGGTTACCGTTACCTTACAATATACCGACGCGTCAGTGTAATTGCCTTCCTCATCCATTTTGACGGAATTAACACTTGGCTGTAGCTGGTAGATGACGGCATTCTCTCCAGCCTTCACCTTGTTAACCGTAAACAACAGACTCTTTTTGTATTGGTCGCCTGCATAAGTGGCGTGTACAACAATGCCTATCGGAAGCGTATCCTCAGCCGCATCCGTTATTCCTGTAACCCTTACCGTGCCTGTCGATGCATCACCCGAAGCGGTTACACCGGCCGGTGCCGATAAGTCTATCTTATCTATCTTCAACGGTTCGGTGCCGTACCATACACTGACTTTTGTCTCTACCGGCAAGCCTAACAGGACCTTACCGTTCTGGTCGCATGCGACAGAGGCCATCTCATTGTCTATATCGGCGGTAATCGGACTTCTACCATTCCTGACAACCTTCACTGTATATGTTTTATGGAATAGCGCGTTCCCCTCACAGTTAACCGATATATCGACATAACAATTATTCATGTCGGTGATGGATGTAACCACCACAACACCGCTGACTACCATAGCCGTACATCCGACCGCCCGAAGAGACAACACATATCCTCCGTCAGCAAACACAGGCGAATAAAACAACTCCTTTGACCCTTTAAACGCCTGTACATGAGTCCTCAGCCTGTATTCCTCTGTCACGACATTCTGTCCGGCAGCTACAACATTACTTCCTGCAGAAACTACATTCATCAAATCCGTTAATCCGCCGATTATGTTTCCCTCATCGTCAACAGTCACCACGTCCTCATAATTGGACAGGTTAACACCGTATGCGTCCTCACCTTTGAGTTCATCCTTCTGTTCTGGCGTAAACTGTATCTGGACACCTGTAAAGTAAGAGTTGCTTTGAAACGAGCCGTATCCGTGCATCGTCATTCCGCCGATAACCAAACCTTCCAAGTCTCCGTATTGGGCATATATATTCTTGTCGGGGTCTATGACCCACGTATTTACCTTGTTCAAATATCGCTTGTAAGTCCGTGTGCTGTATGCCGATGCCTGTCTGGAGCTGTCTATGAAGTTTCCGTAAACGGCAAATTTCATGGACGCACACGGATGCATTGTCGTTCCGGACTTCAATGCATATCTAAATCGGAATACACCGGCTTTATTTTCTATAATCTCCGTAGGCGTAAAGTATGCGGTTGAGAAACCGTACAGTTGTTGGAAGCCACACTCATCCGTTCCGCTGCTCTGAGTACCATTACCGAAATTGCTGAATATCCCTCTACAGATATCATTCACATGCAGGCCGGAACGTTCGCCATCCTCCAGTTTCAGCTCGACAATCCTCTTTTCCGTGTCAACGGATTTTATCAATCCGAAGGCGATGGAGTTCCATAGTTCTCCGCTGACAACATCAATACGATTAAAACGAAGCTCGGGAACTTCAAGGAATTCACGGAGGGTCAGACCGTTCATCTCTCCGTAACCGTCCTTGTTAATCCGTGCGCCACTGCCGAGTATGCCACTGACAAACTGACCTACCTCAAAGGCGGTGTCAGAAGACAACTTGTGCGGGGTACGGTCATCTTTATCTTTTCGCAAGAAGAAATTACTTCCAAAGGCTTTTATCAGGCTCTTAATTTGTTCTGAATTATATCCACCATTACCTTGACCACCGCTTACTATTGAATCAATCTGGTTCTGAATTTTTTCTAATGTGCCTACAATTTTTTCTTCCTTGAGAGTAATTTCATATTCTGGAATCATATCATCACCTTCTTTTATAGAAAGAGAATCAATGATTATACTCCCACTTATTCCCAAATCATCATCCTCAAACAACATCAAATCACCTTCTTTTATGGTATCATGAATGCTTGTCTGATTATTGGCAACAGCATCATCGTGTTGCCTTGCCATGTAAATATTGTCTACTTTGGGAATGTATGAATAACGAATATAGTCATTTTTTGCTAACCATTTTTTTGCAGATGAAAGTAATCGTTGGGAATGTGCTTTTATATAGACATCAGGCATTGATATATCTAATAATACAAACTTATCACCTGATTTTATATTATAATTTTTATATGGGAAGAACAGTTTAATTCCATCATCATATACACGAGTGCATGTAAGGATATATTTATTACCATGTTTCTCACATTTAGTTATTTCAAAATCACGTCCTCCACACATTCCGTCTTTCATTGACAAGGTAGCAGTTTCTCCCAAAAGGTAGTTGTTGATATCAAAACCTATATCCTTCAATGTGACAGTAAAATTCCCTTTTTCTATTTCCCCTTTATTATCTGCTTGACCATCATCGGTTAGCTGTTCAGCTGAGTACACTTCGTCAAGATTCCCATTATCTCCTGGGTCTATTGAAACAGTTATTCCTGCATCTTCGAGTTGCTGTGCTGTCATTCCCTCTATTGAAGGAAATATTTCTTCCAAACCTTCCTGGCTTCCATCAAAAAAAATAGTACCTTCTCTTATACCAAGTTCTTCTATGTTATCGCTGTCGATATAAGGGTCTAATGTTGTTTCGGGGAATCCAGGTAACATAAGGTTGTCTACTGCCATATTATTTGGCAGATAATTGCCGACAGAGGAACCGGATAATTTATTGTAATATCTGTCAGGCATATTTCGTGTGCTTCCATATGCTCTTAGACGAGTAACAATCTTTTGGTCAGCTTCGGCATTGCGTTCTATCTCATACAATCCTTTGCCTTTCCCATATTTAAAAATATTGTCTACTGCTATCCCAGCAGTGCCTATAGTGATCTCTCTTCCTCTTATTATGAAATTAGCTTCAAATTCAGAGTTTGTTAATGCAAGTGCATCCCATACATTTATTGTATCTACACTTATGTTGATATTTTTCTTGTTGACATATTCAGGATGAACGATTACAGTCCATTTTTTATTCCCTGTATATATACGATCAAGGTTTACCTGAATGCGTTCAGCGAGATTTGATATAGATGATGCAAAAAAGCTGAATTTTGGCAGTGAGGTAAAATGTATATTGTTGTCATTGGGAACATAATCAAGGAAATCACATCTCGCAAGTTCGTCACTTAAAGAGTTGAATTTTACATTGTCATAAGTGAATGCATCTCCTGTAGAATTTTTACTTGCTTTCTTTAAAATAGTAGGGTCATAGTTTATTTCAAAACGTTCCCCACGATATATAAGATAATCACCTATTGCAAACTCTATAGGGGATTCGCTTTTTATAGTACAAACAACAGAACATTCACCCATAAATTCACCATTATATTCCAACTGATGAATTTTACATTTTGCTATCTGTCCTGTTTTATTATATATCGTCCAACTCATAACACTTTTTCTGTAAGTCCCGTTATTGTTTCACCAATGCCCTTTACCGGAGTTACTCTTGATAAAGGGTTGTCAACTTTCATAGTAAGCTCAAATTCCATAATATCATCAAGATTGCCTTTTGTAAGTGTAGGCTTTCCTATTTTAAAAAGTCTGCAAGTCCGACCTATTCCGTCATGTGGAACAAACAGCTTTGTTTCCACCCCACTACCATCTTTTCCTGTCAAATAATCTAACAGAAAGTCCATTTTGTCCCATGCTGTATTTGGTTTCCCTTTATAAGCTATCCTTATAGTTATATTGTATGGTTTTAAAGGAAGGGTAGGAGGTATATAAGTGTCTTCTCCGTTTTCATCTGACCAATTCCTTGAAGGGAGGTCCTTGATTTCCATGTCTGGTAAAGATATACCCATACATACCATCCCGAAATCAGTAAGACTGTCTTTCAAAGAGGAACTTTCCTTTACTTTTTGCATTAATATGGAATAAGGCTTGCTCATCGTACTATTGTTTGTTATATAAGATCATTTTATAGAGTATTCGCTAAGATCTATCTGTATTCTGTCAGTTTTTTTGCCGTATTTATCGCGCCACTCCTTGGCTTTGCGCTCCACATCGTAGGCATCAGCTTTGTTAAACTTGTTTTTTTTGTTTCTTTTGTCCTTATGGTTGTATACTGTTATTGGGCAATCAACTGCCATAAGTTCTATTTGTGCTGCGGTATATCCCCAATAATATCCCCACATTGGAATATTCCACAGTCCCCATAGCAATTTCAAGGGCTCTGTGAGGCATCCATGTTTTTCTCCGATGAACCATGCTGCTCCCCAGTCTGTCCTCGAAGGATACGCCTTGCTTCCTCCCTCGTCTTCATCATCTCGGTATCCCTCATCTCTGTCAGATATATGATAGACATGAAGTAGCTCTCCACATCCTCTTTTTTTTTACATGTTTCCAATAATGGCAGATATTCTGCATCGGTGTATTGCTTCACATAGAAAAACCATCTCCAAAGAAACCAATAAAGAAAAAATATCGAGAAATAGCCGTTAAGCAGAAGAGCTGCCACACATTTGGCATTCACTTTTCGCTCGTCCTTCTCGTTTAAGATGATGTCTGTCACCTTGCTTTTGGCTCCGTTTCTTATATAACCTATCTTCCATTTGGATTTTCCAAGAATGACAATATCCTTCTTATTGCGTTTTACCGCATTAAGTTCTCTCTCATCAGCTTCTGTAGGCTCTGATATTATCTTTCGTTTTGTCATGATTATATATTCGTTAATGAACAGAAGTGGATATGCATTATTCCACCTCTGTTTTCATATTTATGTCTCATTCACCATCTACTTTTTTCCATAAAATCATAATGTCAGCTCCTTCACTGTTTTCTAAAGGAGTAACAGTAACATTGAAATAAGCCGGATTGTCTCCATCAGCAGCAACAAGACTGGAATACATTTCCACATTAGGTAAAGCGATAATAGTCTGTCTGTCTTCGCTGAACATTAATAAAGAACCTACAACTTTTTTGGGAGCAAGAGAGTATGCGGCTCCTTCGTATGTTACACCGTCAACAAGAATACCTGCCGTACTTGTGATTTCTGTTCCTACTTTGTTCATCAACAAAGAATTTACAGGTCCTGCAATGCTTGCCACTTGGAATGAGATGTCGCTATCTCCTTTCGTTGCCTTGCTTACCCATGTACTTCCTGTAGTAAGTTTAATTTCTGTAACGTCTGCATCTCCAGTATTGAAACTTACTCCTTCTTCAAGTACTGGAAGTTCCATATCGGCAGTAAATGATTTGCCTAAATCTGCTGCCTTTATTTCAGAACTCTTGAAATAAATTTCCTTTACGTCATTGAAAAGTGTTTTCAAATCGGTCAGTTTGGTTGTAACGGTTAGTCCTGCCATAATTTTGTCGTTTTTATTGTTTTACTTTGTGTTTGTTAATATGAATAGCTGTCGGTTGTGTTTACCAACAACTTTGCTTGTATGTTCCATACGGTGAAACCTAATCCATCATCTCCTTTAAGGACTATCTTCGGATTCGTTACCGAATATCTCTCAGAAACAATTGGGAATTTCTCAAGAACGGCATTAAGTATTTGTTCTAACTCCCTAGTCGGAGATATTCCGCTGCTACGGTTCCTCACAAATATCTCTATACGCATTGTAGTTTTCTGCCATGCATTCTGATCATCAATAGCTATCGGCAGAGATACCACTATCATATTATCCGTTTGTTTGGATAAAGCGGATGGTCTGTGTTCTGGGAATACCCTTTCTGCCACATCTGAAAGCCTTTTACATATGTCTTTCAATATTTCACTGATATAGTGCTTGGTTATATGCGCCATCAGGATATCGGTTTTAGATTGTCTAACAATATACTTTTAAGCCCTTGGTATGTTTCGGTTAGAACATTAAGTTTGCGTGTGTTTTCCAAATAAACTGAATATTCTGTTCCGGTGGTCATTACTATGGCATATCCTTTTTTAGGGCTTCCCTTATAACTTTGTAGAAAATTTAATGAGGTTTGCTGACCATATAAATTATCTACATCAACTGCTCCACTTACACTCCTTGCCTTTCCTTCATAAGGGCGTGTCAAATAGATGGTTTTACCCTTCTGTATTTTTAACCTTATTGGTTTCCTTAGCCTATCTCCGGAAGATATTACGAATGCAAGTTTACCGTCAATATAGAAGCCACAGGAGTAAGAGGTTTGAGTGTTCCCGGTAAAACCGTCGAATTGTCTTTTTCTCTCTGCATCATCTATCAGTTGGTAGCATATTCTTGCCATTTTGTCTATAAAATAAGCATTTTTTATGGCTTTGAACATTTGTACACCTTCATCAAACCCTTCTATCTTCCCCATATATTTAGTTTTTAGACATATTGAAATAAACTGTGGTTCCCATTTCAGTAGGGTAGGCATCAGTCACTGTCAGCTTTTTGTTAGTTCCCGTATAGTCGGTCACATCCAATATACATCCTGTACAAACGCCCTTTACTAGCCCAGGTATATCAACCGCATAATCTCCTTTTAATACATTGTCTGTTTTGAATGTGCGCAGGTTACTACTTCCATATTTATTGCATTTGCCTTCGTACAACACAGTTTCTACGCCATCATCCCATGATGTTTCATCGGATATCTTGTATACTCTGCATGTATGTGGGAATCGTGGGTTGCTTACTTTCGCCATAACTTCATACCATAGGTTTTCATCCGTATCGTCCCTTTTATAGCATTCTCTCCATATTTTTTGTAGATATCGTTAGCCATAGCTCGAAGATTGCGCTTATCGAAAGCGGAACTTTGTGTACCTCCTTCTTTGTGTTTCCATACACCGTTTGCATCTTCAATGCTGCCGGTTACACTTGGGGTGCTTGCACACCACATATATAAGTCGGCTTTGCATAATTCTTTCGTTCGTTTATCTATATCCCTTATATCAAGATTGGGGACAAGTTCACGATCTATCAGAATTGAGTTAATAGCATTATCGCTTACATCGAATCCGACACAACCACGGAGATAAGACTCTATGGTCGTGTTGAGTTCTGTAATATTTTGAGAAGCATTAATCATTATTCCCCTTTAATTTCTAGATAATACATCCACCGTACCTTATTTGGAACTACTAGCCCTGTTACTTCGGATTTGATTACTTGGGTCATTGTCTCGTCATCAAACAGTTGACGAATCAAAGTGCGTCCACCGTCATACAAAGCTGTTCTCGCTCCCGGCGTTTCCATATAGATAGGCTTACCGCATTGGACATCACCAATAGCACCATTTGGAATATAAACCATAACTCCTTCGTTAAAACTCTGTAAGTTAACATATTCCATCTTTTTGGCGGTCTTGTTGAATTTTTCAACAACAGATATAGCATCGATTACTACAATAGGAGCTCCAACTCTCGCCTCAATGAATGCTTTAAGGGTTTCATCGTCAATCAAAGAACCTAATGCCTTTTTATTAGCATCATCTGTAACATCTGGGCGTGTATAAGTTACATATAAATCACGGAAATATGGGAGCATCATCAAATCACCCCATGTAGTTTTACTAACTTCCCAATGTCCGGCAGGAGCAAAATCTTTTTGTTCGCTGTTACGTTTCACATCACGCATTACTTTTATAGGGTCAATGGCATTAGTATCAAATTTTTGAGTGACTGTTCCATGAGAACTATCTTTAGAATACCAATGACTTTTTTGAATATTCTTAGAAGGAACACCAAAATCTATTTCTGTGGTAATGCCTAATGGGTTATTGGTGGCATTGATTACTAGCTTCCCTTTATTGGATACAATTTGATGACGTTGGTGGGCAATAGTATTATAATTACCACCAATCAAATCGTCAATACCGTTAAATAATAATTCCATAATGGTATCTTCGATTTCCGGCGTAGTATCTCCAATAGCATTGGCGAGCATCATCTTCTCTCGGAGGATTTTGCGGCTCATTACAACTTCATGCTTAAATGTAGGTAAACCACCCATTTTCAAGCTGAGACCATCAGTTGATTTGGTTGCACCGTCACTGTCAATATCCACATAAGTTGCCATAGTGTATGGGCGGATAGTTGCCTCAATCTGCTCATACGTAGGATTGATTGGAATATTAGGATTCAAAGGGAAACCCATCTGTGAGAACGTTCTGTCTGCATTGTATTTTTCGGCAAACATATCGTTGATGTATTTAGTCAACGCACTACCTTGTTTATCGCTTACGTATCCCATTGAAGCAAGTCCTTTTGCTACAATGTCGTAGAATTGTTTGTCTCTTGTGTACATTATATCCTCCTTTCTTTAGGCTTCTCTTACAAATTCAATCATTGGGAGATTAGACTCCATGGCTGTAGGAATACTTGCTCCTACTACTCTGTCTGCATAAATTCTTCCTGCTCTCACTACGGCACAAGTAGCTAAAGTGCAACCTTCAGGAATGCAAACATCTTCAAAAATCAATCCGTTTACAGTGTTTGTAATATCGGTCCATTTGGAAGCATTGAAAGATTCAGGAGATTCAATTTTTGTTTTGTTCTTATATATTTTACCTCCATTCTCTACGATATCACCTACGTCATAAGCTTTTTGTTCATACGCCGGTCCAGCCAGCACCACTACCGTTTTACCTGCTCCCATAAATTGTACCGGTGTACCTGCACCAATAACTGTACCTGCCGGGTATTTGGCGTGATCTATCATGCCGCCTCCCTGATACAGTTCTCTTACTCTGCTCCACACAGGAAAATGGCCTCCGAACTCTGCACTTCCTTGTGCTATGGTATTAAAAGTACCTTTTTGTAAGTTCATACTTGTTTTGTTTTAATTTGTGTTTGCGTTAATACTCTCTCAGTCTTGCTGCTCGTTTTTTGGTAATTTCCCTTGGCTTTGCATACGGGCTTTGAACGCTTCTCGTTTCACTTTGGCAGCTTCTTTATCTGCTGTTCCTCCATTACCGCCACTGCCTTCCCCTCCGTAAGGAGACGCTCCGTTACCAAAATACGATTTCAGTTTTTCCTCATAAACATTCTTAACAGCATTCATGAATGCAGTATCATCCATGCCTTCTTTCAATTCTGTCATTTGAACAGCGTCATTCCATAAGGCAATGTTCTGCACTTTCAGTTCCTTTGCTTTCCCTTTAATAGTACTATGTGTTTGATCCATGGAACGTTTCTGTTGTTCTCCTTTCAATTGAGCTCTGAGTTCTTCAACGCTTTTTTTCAATTCGTCCAACGCTCCATCTTGTTGTTGCGATGATTGTTGAGTCTGTGGCTTGTATTTTTTAACAAATTCGCTTTGTTCATGCCGCATTTGTCCACCCATGGATTTTAGGATTTTCACATGTGTGTTCACGTAATCATCTGTCACAATTGCATCATCCGTAATACCAGGAAGAATCGCTTCAAGATATGTGTCAAGTGTCCTTACAGATAATCCGGTGTCTCCGTACATCTGCGTGTTAGCATCAGGTTCTCCGATACTTGGCTTAAATTTGGATAAAAGGGTCTCTTTGTCCATAATGTTCGTGTCTTATTTTGTGTTTATGTTGAAAAAAATAGAGCCATATCAAAGTGGGGTTTCCACCTCGATACAGCTCTATCGGCTTTATATCTTAATCTATTATGTCGTTGCGGAAGGTGGAATCGAACCACCGGCCTCTTGGTGATGAGCCAAATGAGCTACCAACTGCTCTATTCCGCGATATTATTTTATTCTCCGTTCCCTGTTGCATTGATGTCAATATAGTGTTTGCATCTCCTACATTTTACCCGAAGCATAACAATTCCTTTAAGGTAACGTATTTCGCCTATCTTTTGACCACATACAGGGCAGATTGCCATAATTCCCTTGATCTCTGTCTCATCAAAATTTATTTCTGTATGAATCTTTATCATAGGCTTTCTTTTCTGCAAAGATAAATGTTATAATCTGATTTGCAAATAAAAATAGGATATATTTTCTTTATTTTAATGGAGTATATATGTATATTTGCATAAACAATTGTAAATACAAGCCAAAGAGCTGTGTTACCCATACTGATTGTATGGATGCACAGCTCTTTTCTATTGAATATGGATATAATAGATTGCAAGTTAAAAACAAAGTACGGTCAGGATGTGCTTGATTCTAATTATATACTTTCCCTTCGTGAAGTGGACAGGAAGAACCCAAACAGGTTGAAGATTATCGCACAAGCAGGGGGACAAGAAAAGCTATTGTCCACTAATGCTGATATATGCATATATGGTGGGCAGCGCGGTGGAGGAAAAGCACTGATATTCGATGAACCGATATGTACTCCATTTGGTTTTAGAAAGATACAAGAAATAAAAGAAGGTGATATTATAACTGGACTTGACGGGGGCATGCAACGGGTTATATACAATTCCTATCAAGGCTATAAGGAATGCGTAAGGCTGAAATTTGTTGACGGTTCATACACAGACTGCTGCATAGACCATCTTTGGAATATAAAGCAATCAAATTATTGTTCCAAGAAACGTACCATGTATAGATTGGGGCTTAATGACGAATGGAGAGTATGGACTACAAAGATGATTATAGATCATATGGAAAAACAAAAGGGGAAGAAGCAACCAAAACATCTTTCCATTCCATTATGTAGTCCTGTAAGATTTACAAGGAACAAGCCATTTAAGTCCAAATTCAATCCGTATATAATTGGTGCTCTTATTGGGGATGGGTGTATAACGGAGAATATAATAAACGAGAACAGCTGCATTATGCTGTTCAATCCAGATGAGGAAGTTATCAGTGAATTTAAGAATAATGTAGAATATTCTTCTTGTAAATTCAAAGGTGGGTGTTATCACATGCGAATAAACGACAAAGAACTTATTGACGAAATACAGAAGATTGGGATAGTCGGAAGTTCTGTTGAGAAGCATATTCCAAACATGTATTTATATGGTACATTGGAAGAAAGATGGGCACTTATTCAAGGAATGATGGATACGGACGGAACGATTGACAGCAGAGGCCACCTTTCTTATACGACAGTAAGCAAGAACCTTGCAGAAAATGTGAAGTTTATTATAAACAGCTTAGGCGGATTGGCGACAATAAGCAAGGGGAGAGCCGGGTATAGAAATTCACAGGGTGAGTATGTTCGATGTAATGATGCCTACAATATTTATATAAGAATACCTGATGCGGAAAGATTATTCAAAGTACAACGCAAAAAGGATAGATGTAAGCCTTATAACGGTGGCATAAGCATTAATGCGAGAAGAATTGTAGGATACGAGAGAATAGGAATAAAAGAATGTTGTTGCATTGCGGTGACAAATCCCGATAGTTTATTTCTTACAAGGGACTTTATTGTCACCCACAACTCCTATGCACTACTTATGGAAGCGTTGAAGGATGTAAAAAATCCTAATCTTCGGTCTATCGTGATGCGTCATGAATTGAATGACCTTTCAGATATAATCGAAACATCATATCAGATTTATACACCATACGGCAAATACAACAAATCTAAGAATGATATGACTTGGAATTTTGACCGTGGAGGCTTTTTGGAGTTTTCTTATCATGCCGACAGCGTAGAGGACTTTAAGACACGTTTCCAAGGGCATCAATACTCTTATATTGGTGTAGACGAAATAACACACATGGACTATCCGAAATTCAAGTATATGATAACATGTAACCGTAATGCTTTTGGTTTGATAAATCGTTTCATTGGTACTTGTAATCCTGACCCTGATTCGTGGGTAGCGCGTTTTATCGACTGGTGGATAGGAGAGGATGGTTATCCAATTCCCGAGCGTGATGGCATTATCCGTTATTGCTTTATGGACGGAGAAGATGTTTCATCTATATATTGGGGAGATACACGTGAAGAGGTATATAAGCAATGTAAACACATTATTGAAAAATACTATCGAAAGGAATACGAACAATACGGTTCTCCTGAAGAATTGTTCATCAAGTCTGTAGCGTTTATTGAAGGTAAACTATCAGATAATGTCCAGCTTCTTCGTTCCGATCCGACTTATCTAGCCAATCTTGCAAATCAAAGCGAGGAACAACGTGCAAGGGATTTAGATGGCAACTGGAAATACCGCTCAATAGGTGATGATATGATAAAGCTACAGCACATGGAAAATTTTTATAAGAATGCTTATTGTCCCGGAGATGGTGTACGCCGGGTATCATGTGACGTGGCTTTTGATGGTGGAGATGCTATGGTCATGTGGTTATGGATAGGCAATCATATTCAAGACTTGTATGTATGCCGGTTTAACTCAAAAGGCGCAGTTAACGCTGTAAAGACAAAACTCAATGAATGGCATGTGCGTGAAGAGAACTTTACTTATGACCTTAATGGGTTGGGGCAGGCTTTTAAAGGTTTCTTCCCTAAATCTGTGCCTTTTAATAACAGGGAATCTGTAGCGGATGAATATAAGTATATTTATGCTAATATGAAATCACAGGCGGCTTATATGTTCGCACAGGCTGTGATAAACTGCGACATTTCTATTTCAGAAGATTTATTAAAGAGGAAAATAAGCACACGTTCATTCACAGATACTCCTCTTACATTGGTGCTAAATAAAGAAAGGAAGGCTATACGCCAGAATGTGACGGAGGCCGACAAAGGTTTTTCTCTTATAAAGAAAACGGAAATGAAAGCATTGGTCGGTCATTCGCCTGACTTTATCGAAGCTCTTTTGATGAGGTTTGTATTTGATATTAAACAGAAACATCATACGAAGCCTAGAAGATTGCCGAGATATGTCAATCCTTTAGGGAGATTTGTAAAACAATAAACACAAGATAAACATGAGAACAAGAGACATTAAATCAAAGCGACCATTTCGAAGGATACGTCCGGATGGTTACATATCACATGGTAGATTTTCTTCTTTGGAAAATGCGGAAATGCCTTCTGATGTGATTAATTTTGATATCGTAACACAAGCGGACTTTCTTCGTGAATTTTATCCTACGGGACATGCAATCAATGACCCTACTATCTATCCAGATATTTGGAGGGAGGAAGATATTCCTGTATTGGATGAATCTGGGAATGATACAGGGAAAACCACACGTAGGTTATATAAAGAATTAGTTCCTCGTTATGCTTTTGCCTTTCAACAGATAATTACTGTTAAACATCTTGTACATCTGTGTGGGAATGATGTGCAATTTGAGCTTAATTCCACTAAGACAACCGAAAAAGAGAATGAGGATTTTGCCATTTATCGTACAGGATGGCTTAAAAAGGATATGGAGATAGCTTTTTATGAATCAGCCAAATCAGTGAAAGTTACCGGAGACAGTGCCTTTGTCGGTTATCTGAGAGATGGAGAGTATTATTGGAAAACATTGTCTTATCTTAATGGTGATACATTATACCCACACTACGATTCGGTTACAGGGGAAATAAATCTGTTTGCACGTGCTTTCAGAGATTATAATGAAAATGGAGATATATTGACTGAATGGTTGGAAGTATGGGATGATACATATTTATATAGATACAGGCAAGGGAGCGAAGGGAATAAGACGCTTAAAGAAAGATTGTTAGGTATATTTGGTATTAACGGATATATATTGATATCTAAAAAGCCACACGGATTCCCATTTATTCCTGTGGCATATAAACGTGATGATAATGGTGCTTGCTGGTCTATGTCACAAGATACAATAGACGGTTATGAAATGTCATTTTCCCAAATGGCACACAATAATCAGGCTTATGGTGAACCCATTCTTGTATTCCAAGGAGAGGGGGATAACTTGGATGCATTGAAAGATGTGAATGGTACAATTAAATCGCTCTCTATGACAGCTGAAGATAAAGCCTCATACCTGCAAGCACAATCCGCATCAGACAGCTATATGAAACAACTTGATACACAATATAAGATGATATTCTCACAGTCATTCATTGTTGATCCTCCCGAATTGAAATCAGGTGATTTGCCTGCGGCAGCTTTGAAGATTTTATATTCTCCTGCTTATGAGAAGGCTATGAATGATTGTTTGGAATATCAATCTTTTCTTAATGATATGGTGAAAATATTTTCCTATGGTTATGGAGTGGAGATGAAAAAGACTATAGATTTCACTAATCTTAGCATGAAATGGTGGCTGGAACCCTATGTTCATGTAAACTCTTCTACTGTGATTGCCGATCTTGCATCTGCCGTGGTAAATGGTTTCATTTCTCGTCAGACTGCATCGGAGAGAATAGAAACACTTTATGCTACCAATGCGGAGTGGGACAGAATATTACGTGAAAAGAAAGAGGAAGGAGAAAGAGAATTACTGAATCAGATAAAATTGCAAGAGGCAAAGACTAAAAACGCATCAAATAGTAATAGTTCATCATCACAAACAACAAAAAAAGAATAAGCCATGTTGAAATATTCCACAAGATTCAAAGGGGAGAACAAACGCCTTTTTATTACCGCCCAGCACAGAGCCGTTGCCGATCTTATGATTATGGGTTGGACTCCCAATGACGCTTATATTGCAGTAGGTTTGTATAATGCCGCTTTTTCTGATGAATACAACAATACCCAAATCATGCAGATTACAGAGGACAAGCGTTTTTTAGAATATATGCAAAAGAAGGAGCGTGCCATTGCCCGTGGTTATAAAAAATCCGTTCCTGCAAGTATCGGGACAGACGAGGAAGAGAAAGCTAAAACATCGAGTTTTCGTTCCAAAGACGAGGTGATAGATGCTTTAGTTGAAACTGTTGGAGATTTAAGAGGTAAAGAAAAAGCGGATGTACTTATGAAGATTGCAGATTTACAGCAGATGAAGAAAGAGGAAGTTATTGAAGAAGACAACACAGTGCACTTCTATTTACCTATTTCTTGCAAAATATGTGAGCTATATTTAAAAGCTAAAAAGAGGAAGCCCAAACAGGAAGAGATTAATGATGATTCAGAGGTAGGATAAAAAGCGGAGTTTTTCTCCGCTTTAATTATATTGCAAGTCATTTCTTATCTGACTTAAAATCCTCCATTCTATAATATTGCGATGGAAACACGCTTAAGCTGCTCCCCAAGCTCAGATAAGGCGATTGAAAACGTTTTCAATTCATCCGGGGTAAAATCGGCAGGCTTACCGTTTACAATATTGCCATTTATACGTTGATACAACCATTGGCGAGACTTCCCGAAATAATGCTCTGCAATATATGACATAGAAGCAAATCCAAGTATATGGTCTAGTTTTTGTTTACGGTCAACAATCTTTGAGATTTTTTTAGCTTCATCTATAGCCTCTTTCGCGCCTTCCTTATACGCCTGTGCGAACTCTTTTCTTTCCGCTGGAGACAATGATGCGAGGAAGGCTTTAAATCGTTTGTCATATTCTGCCTTTTGTTCTTTGGTTTCCAATAAGACAAAATCAGCTTTCCATTTCTTAAGTTCTAATCTTACGTCCATGGTAATTTTGTTTTTAGTTATCTTGGAAAAGGTAGCTCCACCTATGGGGAGCTACCACTTTCTTTCAGCTTGTTTTTGGCGTCAATTAAGTCATCTAACGCGTCATTGACGCTTCCTTCAAGCTCCTCGTCTGAAATCCAGTCGGTCTCCCGAATGTCATCCCAGTAGAGAGAAAAGAAGCTAAGGTCTTTTTCCGCAGCTTCAATCCGAGCCTTTAGCTCTTCTTCGTCATCATACATTGTGCACTCTGTCTTATGACAGTGCAAATATAATAACCTTTTGGTAATTATACAAGGAAAGGGAAGTTTTTTTTAGTTTGTCTTTGCCATATTGTGAGGTGTATTATAAAACATACACTAGTATAGTGTGTCTTTTTTTTATCAAAAAAGCCCCGAACTTGAGGAACGGGGCTGAAACTTATATGTTATTACAATTTACCAATTATCGTTTTCATTTCCGACAATTCCATTTTTTACAGCTTCTTCAATTTTATCCATTATAACATTAGAGTAAGCATGGGTCATAACAAGTGCTTTTGATGAAGTCTTTTTTGCCTTGTGTTGGTCTTTTTCCACAAAAGGATAACAACTATCAAGAGCCCATTTTTCGCTTCTATTTGTAGGTATAGCTCCTCCTATTGCTCCCATAATACCACCACCTGAAGACTTTATTACATCATAATATTGTACAGTATAAGTAATGCGTATTTTTTTATCTTTTATATCTACTTTTATAATTGGACGAATACTAATACCATAAGCGTTCATTCCTCCCATATGACCGGCAATATCCGATACATATCCTTCGGCTATTATCACACCTGTGTCTTTATCATTTAATTTTATAACGGAATTTGCATCATTGAATGTTGCAGTGAACCAATAATTAAGAATTATATATAGTTGCTCTTTTGTGGCTTCCCCACATTCGACTATTTGTGTATAAGTTAAAGAACTGTTTTTATCAAGGGAAAGTTGAGAACCTAAATTTTCTGCTGCCTCAGTCCATTTATCACCATATTTTTCTTTTGCATATTCTTCTAATTCTTCTGTTCTCATAACTTGGGCATCTACAGATATATACCCACCTAATAAAGCAATAATTACTAATAAAATTTTCCTCATAATTACATAAATTTAAATTTGTTTGCAAAAGTATGTAATTATTGGCTTATTATGTAATTATTTTTATGAAAAATCCTATGTTATATGGTAATTAGACTAAATATAATTGTAAAATATAGAATATATAAATTGTTTTCTCCGCTTTCGCAAGGTTGGCACAAGTAACCTATGCTAATAATATGTTATGCAACATGTTTTTGTCACTTCTCAATTCTTTCTTGCTTGCTTTTATTTTACATGTAATTTATTGTATAGCAATTAACATTCGCTGCTCTTACTTTCTTGCTTTTGTTTATATGTATCTGATTATCAATGTTTTAACATTTGCAATGAAGAGGAAATAGACTTATCTTTGTTTCAGAAAATTCAAACAGGTTCATTCTTCTTGGCAGTCGGGTAGCTTGTAGTTAAAATATTATTGGGCATTTATCTTTGAAGCAGACTGCCAAATTAGGCTTCACTGATAGGTGCCCATCTCTTTTTAAAGTATTATCTATATGAACAGTCAAATCAAGGTATTCAGCTACAATGGAAGTAACATCTCTTTTAACAAAGGAGATGAGGTAATGGTCAACGCTACTGAAATGGCAAAGCCGTTCGGGAAGTCACCTAAAGACTTCTTGAAAACAGAACAGACCAAGCGGTTTATTGAGGCTTTAAGCGAGGTGAAGAAAATCCTCTCGTCTGATTTAGTGAGAGTTGTGTATGGAGATAATGGTGACACTTGGATGCACGAAGATGTGGCATTGGAGTTTGCTCGTTGCTAGTATTCAAAACGGCTTAATTGTATGTTCTACAGCATAAGTACTTATATTTTCTCTGTATATGTACTTATATATAAATCTTAATAACTATATTTGCTGCAAATGTTAGGCTTTTTGTTTGGCATTGATAAAAATGTTACTATATTTGCAGCGTTCAACATAAAATTACATAGGCGAGCTAGTGAGCCTGCCGTACAAGTAGGCATTTTTTTATGTCTATACGCTGCGTATAAATATATTGCGGCTATCTAACCCCGTATGGAGTATTAATGTACCCATAGCCTATGTAATTAGTGTTGAACAGCGGGAAGTGGATAGCCGCTTTAGTGTGTTTACGTACTATCCTATAACAATGCCTTTAATTTGTTCAATATGGCAAAAGAAATTCAAATTTTCAGCAACCCCTCGTTTGGGGAAATCCGTACATCAGGTACAAGTGATGAACCTTTATTCTGTCTGGCTGACGTTTGCAAGGTTCTTGATTTACAAGTTACTTCTACTAAAAACAGATTAAAACAGGATGGGGTTAATCTAATTAAGGTCATAGATTCTTTAGGTAGAGAACAAAATGCAATCTTTGTAAATGAGCAAAATCTATACCGAGTGATTATGCGTTCAGACAAGCCACAAGCAGAACCTTTTCAGGATTGGGTATGTGGTGAAGTTCTTCCTGCCATCCGCAAGACAGGCGGCTACATCGCCACTACCGAAGAAGAATCTCCTGAAGAAATCATGGCGAAAGCACTACTTGTTGCACAGACTACAATCAAGCGTAAAGAAGAGCGCATGAAGCAGTTGGAAGCGGAGACAGAGCAGCAGAGAGAAACTATCGAACTCCAAGACACGGAAATCAAAAAAGCTGCACCGAAAGTCAACTACTACGACAACCACTTACAGAGTGTGAACACGCAGACCACCACGCAAGTTGCCAAACAAATCGGCATGGAAGCACCCAAACTCAACAAGAAACTAAAAGAACTCGGTATTCTGTATAAACAATCTGGTCAATGGTTGTTGCACTCTCCTTATTCATCGTGGGGTATGCATTCCACTCGCACACAGACCTTCACACGTTCAGACGGTTCGACAGGAACAAGTGTATATACAGTATGGACTACCAAAGGTGTGCGTTTCATTATTGCTCTATATGAAAATGATTGGAACGTGAAGAAAGCCATCAAGCAGATAAAAGGTGAGATGAATCCAGCCGCCTAATTTAAAAATCACATATTAATAAAATTTCCCCACCTTGTTTATGAGGTGGGCGGACCTTTTACACACTAAATTTACTAGAAATGGAAATATCATTATATCATAATCAGAAAATCACGATAAGTGTAGAAGAACTTAATGAAATTAAAGCAAAGAACAGAGTGCTTTCAAGGGATTTGCAGAAATCCATAAACGATTATGTTGACTTATTGGCTGTTTTGAAGAAAGAACGTGAATCCAATAGTGACAAAGCCAAAAAATGGGATGCGTTCAGCAATTCACCTCTTTACGGTGCTATCGGATGCCTGATAAACGATTGCCAAAACGCACAGATGAATTTCTCATATCTTTTGCAATACATACAGGAATGTGTTGCGGATAATGACGAAGTACCTGTATATATGGAAGAGATTCAAGCTGCCACATACCGGTATTTGGAAATCCTTTCAGGGATAAACAAAGAATACAATACTTTGAAAGATTTATTTTGATTATAAAATCTTGCAAATGATTGCTTTTTCTGTAAAAACGTAGAAAATATAACTATATTTGCATAATTATTATAAAGCCAAAGAGCTTGTTAAGATTGGGAATCCCTATTCTTGACAGGCTCTTTTTTTATTTCAGCACAAACACAAAGTAATATTATGGCAGACTTGGGCAATTTATTCTTCTCCATGCGCATAAAAGATATGACGGATGAAGATTTTAAGAAACTGGAAAAGAAATTGGAGCAGAGAGGCATGAAGATAAAACTTACCGCATCTAATATTGACCAGTTTATAAAAGATTTGCAGACACAGATTCGTAGTAAAACGCTGAACATTAATGTAAAGCCTATTGGGGTAGGTAGTACAGGAGCTGCAACTACGGCAGCAGACTTAAGGCATCAGCGTATGCTTGAGGTGCAGCAGCGTATGGCGAATGCAGCGGCTTTAGCACAACAAAGGCTTGCCAATGCACAAGCGGCAGGGCAACGTGCAACAGAAAGGCACAATGCGTCTATGCTACGTGGGAACAGTATAATGGGGAATCAATCACGCCTAGCCGGTCAGTTACAGAATCAACTCCTTAATATTTATTCTGTTTATCAGGCAGAACGTTTCGTGCGTTCTTTGATAGAAATTGGTGGCGAATTTCAGAAACAGCATATTGCACTTAACGCTATGCTTGGAGATGCTGCAAAAGCGGATAAGATATTCGGGCAGATAAAGGGACTGGCCGTTGAATCTCCATTCAATTTCCGTGAATTAATGGGATTCACCAAACAGATTGCGGCATTTAGTATCCCATACGAAGAAATGTATGAAACGACTAAACGTCTCGCTGACATTTCTGCGGGTTTGGGAGTAGATATGGGGCGTATTATTTTGGCTTATGGGCAGGTGAGAAGTGCAGCGTTCTTGCGTGGTCAGGAATTAAGGCAGTTCACAGAGGCAGGTATCCCATTAGTTGATGAGCTTGCTAAGAAGTTCACAGAATTGGAAGGACGTGTAGTAAGTGCAGGAGAGGTTTTTGAAAAGATATCCAAGCGAGAAGTGTCTTTCGGCATGGTAAAGGATATTCTTTGGGAGCTGACCAATGAAGGAGGAAAGTTCTATAATATGCAGGAGGTCCTGACCGAATCTCTTTCAGGTAAATTAGCCAAATTAGTAGACAGCTATGAAATGATGCTGGGCACTATTGCAGAAAGTAATAATGAGATTCTTGGAGGCGGGCTAGATATGCTTACAGCCTTTACAGATAAATGGAGAATGTTTTTGAATATGTTACTTTCTGTTATAGCTGCTTATGGTGCATACAAAGGTGTCATGATAACAGCCAATGCTTTAAGAGCACTAGCTATATCTCGTGAAATAGCCTTAACAGGAGCAGTAAACGCAAATACTATAGCTACGTATGCCAATAATATGGCTCAGAATAAGGTTAACCAAGGTGCAATAAGGTTATTAACTAATCTTCAAAAATTAAAAATGGCATTTTCCAGCCTTGGGGCTGCCGGATGGACAGGCATTCTTATTGCCGGTGTGGTTGCGCTTGGTACTGCTGTTTATAATACAAGTAAAGAGGCTGCAAGGTTAAGAAAAGAGCTGGATGATATCGGGGAGAAAGGAGCATTATCAGTTCAAAATGAGATAGATGGGTATAAAATTCTTATAGAGAAATTAGATGATGCTATAGAAGGGACACAAGAATATAATGATATTTTAAATAAGATACAGTCAAATTATGGCAATTATATCGGGAATATTGAAAACGAAGCTAGAGCATACGAATATCTTCGTGGAAAGATTGATGCTGTAAGTGAGGCGTTGCGAAATAAAGCCCGTGAGAGTGCACGCCAACAAATGATGTCAAGTATTGAAGACAAATATTCTTCTAATGTTTCCGAATCAATGAAGACAATAGTAGAAGAATTAAAACAAAATGTACGTATTAAAAATGAAGATACAGAAGAGCTTTCTCCCATATCTGACAGACAAGCTAAAGAAATAGCATCTATTATAAGAACTCGTTTGCAGGACGCGGTAAAAAATGGGCTTGACCCACGATTTATGCGTTACGATATAATAAAAGGTCAGATAGAGACTATCGGGTCGGAACTAGGGCTTGCACTTTCTTTAAAAGACGCAAAGAAAATGGATGTGAGTGGACGTGGGGATTATTATAACTTCGGTGGATTAGCAAATGCAGCTAAGGGAGTGAAAAATTTAGCAAAAACATTCAAGTTATATAATAATGATATAGCTTACGCAAATGAACAACTTGATTTAATGTTTAAGAATACCACTTCCTATGGTGTCATTATGGAGAAAATTCAAAAACAGCGAGATGAATTGTATAAAAGTACAAAATTTAAAGATGAGAGTGAAAAAATAAAATTTGAAATAGAAACATATAAACAGCAAATTAATGCCATACAAGGGATTGCTGGTAGTGGAGATGCTATTCAAAATCTTAAAGCGGAAATTGCAGAATTAAGTAAAGTAGAAGCGGAATGGAGAACCATAGCTAAAGAAAAATTTTCTGCTTATGTGGGGCTTCAACCTGCTGTTGATGAGAAGTCGATAGATTATCTCAGTAGATTACGGAAAGAATATAAATCACTTGAAGAAATTTCAAAAGAAAGCCTTGAGTCGGGAGATAAAAATGATGCTTTGAAGAGAATGCAAGCTATTAAATCTTTCATGGATGAATACAACAAGTCATTAGATTCATCCAGCTCAGATATCAACAGTTATTCAGATAAGATGAACCGAGTTATCGAACTTCGTGAGAAAGGAACCCGTGAACGAATACAAATGGAAACTGATTTGGAAAATCAGGCGGCACAAGCACGTATCAATGCCATGAAAGACGGATTTGAGAAAGAACAAGCACAACGGAATCTCGACAACAAGAAAGAATTGCAGGCTTTGGAAAAGCAGAAGAATGATTATATCAATAAGGTAAAAGAACTTGCGAGAAAAGTATTTGAAGCTGAGGAGGATGCGAAAGCCGAAAAGGATAAAAACTATAAAAAAAAGAGTTTTGACCCTTCCTCTGTGTCTGTTGATACTTCCATATTCGGCATGATAGGGAATTACACCAAGGAAAGGCAGATAAATGAGACTGCACAATTCTATAAGGATATTCTTTCCAAGTACCAGGGTTATATTAGCAAACGTCTTGAAGCCGAACGGAAGTTTAAGGAAGACCGGGAACGGTTGGAGAAAGCGGGAGCCGGCAAAGAGGATTTACAGGAACTAGAATATCAACGCAATAAAGCTCTTGCAGCAATAGACATGGAGTTTGCCGAGCGTGAAACGTCTTTTCAGGCGTGGGCTGATGGCATTGCAAATTTATCGTTAAAAAAATTACAACAGCTTCTTATAGCGGCTTCACAGGAACTTGAGCGGATGGAGTTCTTAAACCCTAATAACCCCAATCTGGCTGTACAGCGGGCGAAAGTAAATGTGTTGAGGGAGAAGCTACCCAAACCCGGTGAAAAGGAAGATACATCACCGGACAAACGCAGTGTGAAGGACTGGCAGAAACTTTATAAAGTCCTTTCCAAGGTAGAAAAGGAGTTTGATGAGATAGGAGATGCAGTGGGCGGTGCTGTCGGGGATGTGATTTCAGCCGCCGGAAGTATCACTGCTACCACTCTTTCAATGATAAATTCGATTATCTCATTGGGCACGATATCAGTGGATAATATAAAGGTAGTGTCGGAAGCTACTGCTCAAGCAATTGCCACAGTGGAAAAAGCATCTGTAATTCTTGCTATTGCGTCCGCAGCTTTACAGATAGCCACCAAGATAATGAATTTTTTTGGCGGTGACAACTCCACGGAAAAATATGAAGAGGCAGAAAAGATTTATGATGCTTATATTCAGACAATGGATAAAGTCATAGAAAAGCAGTTGGAGCTTGCGGAGGCGTTAAGTGGAGAGAATGCGCGTGCAGCGTACAAACAGGCTGTGGATATGATAGAGGCTCAAACTGAGGCTGCACGGGAATTAGGGCAAATGTACTTAAGTTCCGGTGGCTCTTGGAAATCCCATACCGCTGGATATAATGAGGTAAAAGATATGAGTTGGGAGGGATGGGTACAAGCAGCAAAAGCTTTAGGCATGTCTGTAGACCAGTTCCGCAATCTTATGGGAGGACGTATGTCCGGCTTGTTTGAGCTTACAGCAGAACAGTTATCTGAATTACAGGAACAGGCACCTTCATTTTGGGCACAACTAGATGAGGATACAAGAAAATATGCCGAACAAATAGCGGACAGCATTGAGGATATTGCAGAAGTTACTGAACAAAAAATGGAAAATGCCACAGGTGTCGCATGGGACTCTTTCTCTGATGATATTCTTGAATCTCTGTATGATGTGGAGAAGGGAGCAGAAGATATTGCGGATGATATGTCAGAATATATGCGCAAAGCACTCATTAAAGCCATGTATGTAGAAAACTATATGCCGGAAATGCGTAAATGGTATGAGAAATGGGCGAATTACATGAGCGATGGTGTTTTGTCTGATTATGAAAGTAAAGAGCTTGACAGTATAAAGAACAATCTTATAGATCAAATGGTAAAGGAGGCGGAGACCATAAATAAACAATGGGGTACAAATTCTAGCGGTGGAAGTGGGTTAAGTGCGGGTATTAAGGGTATAACCGAGGACCAAGCCGACCTCCTTGCATCTTACGCCAATGCCATGAGAAGCGATTTGTCCGCAATCCGTCTGTTGCTGGAACAGCGTTTCGCCAACTATCCGCAGGAACAAAGGGGAAAGATAGAGAATGCTGTTTCCAACTATTACCAGAACGGAGGAACAATCGACTACAATACGGTACTCAATAATATAACTGTCTATCTTGATGAGCACTCCGGGTTGATGGAAAGAAGCAATATACTAGCGGAATCGCAGTTGACTTATTTGAAGAGTATTGCCGACAATACAAAAAGGACAGCAGACAGTAACGACAAAATAAAAGAGGCAGTGGAGGAAACTCGGGACATGATTCATGGGGCTAGAACAGATAAAAGTAGGGGATTGTATGTTAGGTAGTATGAGGGCGTATTTACGCCCTACAATATCATTCGCTGGTTCTATCATCTAATCCATTCGTTGCTTCATATTCTGCTTTCATCTCTGAAATTATATTCTGACTTTCTTCCTCAGTCTCAATTTCATTTGATATGGAACTATGATTTATACGATCTATTAATGACTGAGTGGCAACAATTACATCATGATGAAAATCCGCATCTATGACTGTAGCTACTGCCATTATATTTCCGAATATCACAGCCAATGAGTCTTTGTTCTCTTCTTCTAAAGAATCCAACATACTGTATATAATATGGTCCATCCGATACATTACCCGAAATTCACCACCTATAGTGCGTACCTCCATATAATCCGTACCATCCATCTCAATTTTTTCTACAATCCAGTTGCGGACTTGTAATTTTTCTCCGTTTTTCATGTCTATAATTTTTTTATGTGATTAATAACTCTATATTTGATTTCCTTTTCTTGTATGTTTGTACATAAAGTGATGCTTAAATACTTGTTTTTTATAAATCCGTTGTCATTAAGCAGTTTTTCAATAAATGTTCTTCTTAAAAAACTATCGCCATGAGGCATAACTATAATACTTCCATTATTCGAGTTAATTTCTAAAAAAATATTCAATTGTTCTTTTTCCGGAAGATTTATTATGTCCATAACACCATATTTTACAGCTAATGAACCTATATTGTAACCATATTTTATACTACAAGGAGGGGAATATCGGCTAAGTAATCCTATATTATGTATTGTTATCATATTTTTATTGTTTTATAAGTCTTCTGCATCATATTCCACGTTTCCGTTGTATTCATTAAAGTCCATCTCCATATCGGCAACAACAGGAACAGGGGACTTTAATTCCGTATCGCTACATCCATATACTCTGTACAACATACCTTTTGAGTCTCTTCTTCTGTTTAACTTGCCAAATCCCAACTTAGTAAGTTGCCTTCCGAAATCTTGAGTACTCACGCTTTCAAATCCGTTAGCATCTGCATAACGTACCATGTCATCGTACATGTCAGATGCCCTTATCCATGTGGAAAGTTCTCCCTTGGCATTTGCCGAAGGTCTTACACCGCGTGCGAAAGCCCATGAGAAAGTTATATTGCTTTCTCCCATAACAAGCAGTTTCTGCTTTTCACTGTTCTCGCTCTTGGGAAAAACAAAATGTCTCTGTTTTAAATATTTACCCCCTCTTATAATCCAATTTAATATTCCCGGGTATTCTTGCCTTAGGTCATCTGCAAGATGCTTGTTCTGCATCTCTTCCGGTATTACATTCTCAAATATCACATACAGAAATCTTCTGAAATACCCATACGAAGAATCTGAAGCTTTTGGAAGGTTATTCATATTAAATATCATCCATGGGACATTACGGACTTCGTAAACATTACCACCGATATTTCTTCCGTATACCATCTCTCCGGAACATAATGTCTTAAAAGCATCCTCATATCCTGATATGTCCTTGGCCTGTATTTCAGGGCACATATTTACGAGTTTCCCATCTATGCGAGCCACATTCCTAAGCCTTTCATCCCCTCCCCGGATAAGTGACAGAAGCCCCATAGAAGATACATTCTCTCTACCAAATATGCCGGTTATAGTCTCATATATGACAGACTTACCATTGCTCCCGGTCCCAAACAGCATAAGACAATTCTCAACCTTGTCAATCATCTTTCCCCTGTCATAAGTACAAAGGCCTAAATACATTTGCAATATTAAACGACTGTCTTTTTCAGGGAGGACAGTACGAAGAAAGCTCTGCCACATGGGACATTTTGCCGAAGGATCGTATTTGTACGGGTGTTTATAAAGAACATGAAATTCAGGACTGAAAGGACGAAGTTTTCCATCCGTAAAATCAACAACACCATTTTGGTAAGCTTTGATATGAAACATCGGGCAAAAAGGATTGTTTATCCTTATCGACAAAAGAGCCTCAGACTGGAATTTCTTGCTGGAAAAATGTAATACTTTAGGAGAAACATGAACCTTAATAAGCCATTCCTCCACTGCCTTACATATTATCTCAGGGTTCACAGCTTCATATATCTCGCCTGTAAAAAGATAATAGCAGCCGTGAACGTAACGAAAATCACTTGAAGGCATTACATTAAAAACTAAACTCTTTACACGCATAGAAGCCTCTGCGTAGTCTGAACCGGCAGAACAACCGGCAAATAGGCTATCGTCAGATAACGTGTATAGTTTAGTGACGATTAAATGAAGAATACGGTCATAGTAACTGTTCATATAAACGCGCTGATAAATAATTAGTTATAAAAAAATAAGTGAATAATACGTAGGATAGGGAATAAATATATAAATTCACTATAACTACTTATATACTATACAAAAATATAGAATATATACATAATATACAAAATAAAGCATAACTTATTATCAATAAATAGAATATATAATGTAATATAAACAAATAATTATACAGAGAATGAAGAATGAAACTACATAACTAACCTAATTAATTTATTGTAGATTTATATTTTCCAATGGAAACAATTAAAGACAAAATGGGAAGAAAAATAAAAAAAATAAATAAAAAAATCGAGCTGATATGACTGCGATTATTGTTTACAATCGTATCGGGGGGGGTGGGTGTGATGCTTGCCGAATATTATATACATAATATTCTAATATGTTGTATTATAGTTACTTAATATGGCTTTATGTGGTGTGATATATGTTTATTAACATATGGAATATTATTATTTATTGAGAAAATATTTGCCATTTTGTTTTGTAATTATGTAAATATGTTGTATATTTGTGTTAGGAAAAACGAAGGGAAAGAAACGGCGATAATTCACTGTATTATACTCTTTCTTTTTTATGTTAATTCCAAAAGCGTGTTATTAAATGTTGGGATAAAAAGAGAGCCTTAACACGGCAATATTAAGGCTCTCAAAGGATCAAAATACTAAGGTATCTTGCTTCCATCACACGGAGCAAAGGTACTTCTCTATTTCGATTCTTGCAAATATTCTTCCATTTATTTTTTTTGGTTTAATGTTGAATTATTAACAATTTAAATATAGCATTATGAAAAAGGGAAACTTACCTACACAGGAATACGAATTAATTAGCGTGTGTATGCAAACAGTAGAAAATGGCACTCCATTAACGTGTGATGATTGTGGACGTACAATATTTAATATTGCTACGATAAAAGGGAAAAGCGATGGAAATACGTACAATGTAGGGCTATCATGCGTTAAGAAGTTACTAAATAAGTCTATCTACTTCGATTTAGAAACCGGGTGGGAATTTGAACGACAAGAAAATGAATGGAAGCAAGCAATGAATAATTTAAAGTGGCTTAAAAAGCATTCAGAAAGAGACTTGTATGAATTTTCCTTGTACAAATACGATAACGGTAAAGAATTTTGTGTAAACCTAACTTTCAAAAAAGATTTTGGAGGATATAAAAAAGGATGGTCTGGAGGATATACGGCTGCCATGGCATTGGATAAGCTTCCTTTGTTCTCAGAATTTATCAAAGCGTGAAACGTACAAGCGTTGCACCCGGTGCGAGTTCCGGGACACGCACAAATTAATAACATAAAAACTTGTCATTATGAAAGCAATGAATTTCTACACTGCAAACGGTTGGGCTGGTTCGAACTATGACAGCAAGTTAAGTACAAAGGAAGTAGCCGCAAATGTTAGATCTTATGCAAAGAAGAATTTCCCGGACTTTAAATTCTCTGTTCGCTCTGAATGGAGCATGTACACTGATTCAATGTATATTGAGTCATATTACACCCCAATGGCTGAGGGTATGGAATTTTACGAGAAAAAAGTAAAAGGGAAACGATACATAACGGAAAACAGGACTAAACGCGGCTATTACGTTATAGATACCTTGGATAATTGCCCGGTAGGATTCTTCCAAACAAAAGAAGAAGCCGAAAGAGAGGCGGAAACACTTAACGGGTTTACGGACGGTAACGGACGATTAAAGACGGTCATTTAATTAGCTGAATATGGTTTTGTTGGTTTTGTTATTCGGTGCCGTGATATTCATTTCCGGCACCGACAGGGATAAGCTACGCGAATTTATAAACAAGAGTGATGAATCAGATAAATTTTAAAGGATATGAAAGAATATAAGTTAACAGTAGAGTTCCATAATGGGGCGCGTTATTGCTATTACGGCAAAACAAAGAAAGAAGCATTAGCAGCGTTTAAAAAATCGTTTGGCAACTTTAAAGGCTTCGCAAAAAAAGAGTGGACGATAGAACAAGATTAACCAATGTAGGAAGGCGGAGCAACACCGCCACCGGGAACTACAAACTAAAATGATAAAGATATGGACTATACATTTTATTTCGTAAACAACAGCCGCGTAATAAGCGAGTGGCGCGGGTGTTTTGAAAACAAAGAAGCAGCCGAACGGTTTGCCGATGGTGCAACGATAGGCGCAATGATGACAACTGGAGAAATAGGCGTTTATGGGGTTTCGGAAAGCGAGGAGCAACCTTTATCTCGCCAAATGACAGACAAACGTAAAAACGTATTGTTTGCGTACATTGAGAAAAACAAGAATATATTGCCACAATTAGCATAGATACATTGTTGGGGCTTTTGCCAACATATCATCTTATGACACCCCGGCAGTAATACGGCTGCCGGGTAGGCGATAGGTAAGAATGAACGAATAAATTTAATTAAGGAGGAATAATATGGCGATAGGTTTACTTATATGGATTATCATAATTCTATTAATCGGATGCAGTGGCAATTATTGGATAATTCCTGTGATATTAATTTTTTCTGTAATGGGAGGGGTTGTCGCTAGTTTTAACGATAATCATTAAAGTATATAGAATTAAAATAACAATAATATTAAAATCTCAATAATTATGACTTTGGAAAATATTAACATACAGGTTTTTAAAGGGAAATTAAGTCTTGCGGGACTGACTAATATGAAAAATGCAGAAGTATTACCAAATTTGTACAACGTATCATTAAATGAAACAGGGGACGCTATAAAAATCATTAGAGACTGGAAACGAACTTTTGTCGGAAAATTCGTTTATAAGAATCCCAAATATTACGGCATGATTGAACGGCTTGAACGGTTATTCGGCCACGTTCCTGAATGGAGTGATTTTACCAAGGAAAATATTGATTTAATTGTAGATATGTTTTCTCAAGTTGCGCAAAGCAGTGCTAAAACTTATCTTTCTATGTTAAAGAGTGTATTGAATGACGCAAAAGACGAGATAAATCTACCTTATCCACGTTTTGCAGAGAGAATGACTTTAAAATCTATTCCTTCGGTTGGGGTGTATCTTAACTTAAGTGATTTAAAGAAGTTGGAAGAATATTGCCCCATAAATGATAAGGAAAAAATTATCTTGGCTCAGTTCTTATGCGGATGTTATACAGGTGCAAGACATTCGGATGTAATCAATATGACGGTTAATAATATAGATGGAAAGTATCTCACTTATGTAAGTCAGAAAACCAAAGTGCAAACGACAGTTGAAGCTAAACCTATTTTACGAAAGCTACTTCTTGTTGCAGGGAAACACATTTATGCGGACAGCGTTTTTAACGAGACTATCCGTACCATTTGTTATAAGGTCGGGATAAATGAACAAATGAGAATTTTTAGAAAAGGTAAATATGAAGTAGGGGAGAAGTGGAAGTTTGTAGCCTCCCATACGGCTAGAAGGAGCTTTGCTACTAATTTGGCGGAATTGGATGTTCCTCTGGTTCAGATAGCTAAACGCATGGGGCATAATGATGTGAAAATGACAATGCGTTATATCGTTGGTACTATTTCAAGGCTTGAAGATAAGGCGAATGAATTTTTTATGTAATAAAAAAACTTGTTCAGTTTATGAAAAAGTATGCTTTAAAACATGCCTACTTTATTAATGTAATATTTTGCATTGTCAAGATAAACATTTATATTTGCAGTATCAAAATAACACAATAGAACCGGCGGCAACGGATAAGCGGCATTAAGCAATGAGAACGTATTTTGCGAACTTTAAGGCCAATAACGGCACGAGTCTTATGGAACCGATTACAGGTACTAACAAATCGGTGTTAATAAAAGATATTAGGCATATTGCGGAGGCTAACCGCTTTGCCGGAAATGAATGTAGTTGGTCCGTGTTCATCAAAGAGGGTGACAACTATATAAGCATCGCCCGTGGAGGTATGTGGCCGGATGGTTCCAGATGGCGGGACAATACGCCTGAGATACTATAATTTGGTAACTATAAACAAAAATAGGGCAGCGAAAAAATCGCTACCCTAAATGTTGAATTGTGATTTAAGTCACAATGACATTTTTAATGTCGTTTCAATCCACGCCCGAAGGCGACTAATATCATTTCTGATATGCGGTGCAAAGATACGTGTTTTTGAATTAAGAAACAAGCAATTTTCAATGTTATAAAATATAAGATTATGAACTCATACAATATCTACGAAGAGAATCATTATGAAACTGTACTTTATCACGCAATTGCGCGTGACGAAGATCATGTAAGAGAGCTGGCAGAAGAAGCGGGCATTAATCTTGAAGGGTTGACCATCGACTTGGAGCGTTCTAACGTTAAGGACCAGATGGGGAGGCCATACAGCGCAATGATTGAAGATGCAGTTGTAAGATGATGAATGAGAGAGAACGAATCGGTAAGCGTATTGCCGAGCTCAGAAAGCAAAAGGGATTGTCCCAAGCGAGATTGGCAGAGCTGGTCAGTATAAACCAGGGTCACATAGCACGAATAGAACTTGGTAAATATAGTACAGGTATAGATATCCTTGCAAAGATAGGGTATGCACTAGGTTGCAGGATTGATTTTATAGAAAACTAAAAAAATGAAAACATTAGAAGAACTCAGAGACTTTATCAACCGAGAAATAAACTTTGTATCTTTGGATATAATTTTTAAAGTAGTTGATTTAGTCATAGCTGAAAACGGATGGACCGATGAACGTCCCAGTTCTCAATACGGTATATGCAATGATAGTGTACGTATCCTTTTCTTTGATTTGGAAATGGTTGCTGTGATAGAACAATATAATATTGGTAATTAATAAGGAATAATTTCTCTATTTTGGTATAATTATTCATTCATATAGGTTGTATCAAAAACTGATACAACCTATATTTACAATTCACTTGAGATTATCCAATATCTGTCTTATGGCAAGATCTGCATGCTTTGACATGATTTTCACATAGTTAAATATCGGTCTGTTTTTTTTCATCGACTGCCCTATACAGTATTCCAGTGTCTCCAATGGTATCCCGATTTCAAAACCATGCTGCACAAACGACTTACGAGCCGAATAATATATCAATTTTCTGCTTATCCCTGCTTCTGTTGCAAGATTTTGCATTTGTCTGAATAGAAGGTTATCCACCTTACTTCGTGTTTCATATCGTCCGAAAACAAGTTTTCCACTCTTATCCATGTATCTGTCTATTATTTCCTTAGCTTCCGGTTGTATGGAAAAACAAGTCTGCAAATTACCGTCCTTGGTGTGTTCCGTCTTTATACGTGTATATGTTACTTGCTTTTTCCCCTTAAAATTGTAAGCTAAAATATCTCCTATATTCATTCCTGCTAGGTAATAGGACAGCATAAAGATATCACGAACAATCCTTAGATTATATCTGTCTATTTCTAGATCACGAATCCTTTTTAGTTCTGTAACACTGATATCCAGGTCTCTTACGTTCGCAGATGGCTTTTTATAGACTTCGTAAGGGTAAACCTTGTAATCAACCATCTTTAACTTAATGGCGTAGTCTATTACCACTTTTAAGAGCGTTGTGTATATGTTTATCGAGGTTGGGCTTAATTTGTCATTAACAAGTTTATTGCTAAATCCCTGTATATTTTCCGGAGTTATGTCACGTAACATAATTTCATATCCCATAAATTTTATAAACCTATTTACTGCAAGAGTGTATAGCTTAACCGATTTCGGTCGTTCCAATGATTTAACGTAACTGTCTAATGCACATCTCAATGTCTGGGCATTATCTGATTTCCCACGCTTAAGAATCTCAATCAGTTGTTGACAATTATATGCGTCTGTATCAATTTCCAAAAGGATTTTTTCGTATTTTTCTAAAATGGCTTTTATCTTCATGTTGTAGATAGATGAATTTTCTCCTCTCACCACCTTATTGTTTTTGAGCAGTGACGGTGATTCAATATCCATATCCGTAGATATGTATCTTGTAATTCCTTTGTGGGCTACGGAAATTTTAATCCTGTACTTTCCACTTTTCAATTTTTGGCTGTTTATTACAACCGCATTTATCATTGCCATAATCAATATATTTAAGTTCTACTTAGTTCTTTTGTAATTTAGATTTACATTTTTGTGCAATTAAAATGCAATAAAATTGTTATTTACAATTGCATTTACAATCGAAAACCGTCATTTTTGAGGGTGATACTATCTTTTTGCTTATTTTCAAATGGCTGATTTTCAATAAAAAGTGCCCCAGAACCATTCTCTAATGGGGTGGGGCACTACAACACAAAAACTAAACTAGAC